GGAACTGGTCTTACGGGAGGTGGAAACCTGTCCGCAAACCGCACATTGTCACTGGCTACCACGGGGGTGAAGGCTGGTACATATACGAAAGTTACAGTAGACACCTACGGGCGTGTTACAGTCGGTGATAATCCTACCACTTTGGCAGGATATGGTATTACGGACGCATATACTAAAACCGAGGCTGACGGGAAATATGTAACTATTGCCACGCCCCAAACTATTACGGGGCAAAAGACTTTCACTAAGAACATCGCAATGAATAGCGGTATAGGTCTGTCTTACAGTGGAAATACTGTTTTCAGAAACACTTCGGGGAACACTGTTATTTCAAGTTATGGAGATTCGGGGATGCTCTATTTCCGCCCTAATGGGGATACATCTGATGTCGGAGTAGTGCAGATAAACAAACAAGGTCATATCAATGGTGTTTCTGCGGGATTTAAAGGTGGTGTGTCTGCTGCCCGTCTTAGCGCAACTGAATATGTGCAGATTGGAGATGCCTATCTGAAATGGGATGCAGCGAACAATGCCGTGTACGTGATTAAAAAAGACGGTACAACTCCTGTGGGATTTTATTCTACTGATTGGTTGTCCGCTAAAGGAGTGTCCATGTCCGGAGCACAGACCGGAACTCTTGATAGCCTTAATGACGTGGAAATAACGGACCCTGTAAACGGACAGGCATTGAAATACGACGCTGCGTCAAAAAAATGGGTTAACGGAACCATTGATTCTTTCAACGTAAATCAGATGTGGGCTGAATTGAAAAAGGCTGATTCAAGTAAAGTCATAGACGCAAGTCATATCCCTACTTCCGTATTGGACGGTAGATGGGTGAAAAAGGCTGGCGATACTATGACTGGAACACTTACTTCCGCATCTTCTTCCGGCTCAATCGTATTCAAGGGAGTGGAAAATTGTGATATTACCAATATCTACAAGGATAACGGAGTTATCAGGAACGATGATGGTGGGTTAACTTCTATAAGAAACGGGTTAAGGTTCAACTGGTATGACACATACTGGTATATAGGAAACCTTAGAGGCAGCAGTACGGAAAGTGCAGGATTTGGTGTCGTAGACCATAACAACAAGCTGGTTTTACGTGTCACTCCAAATGATGTAAGAGCACCTAGATTCATGTCAACTGTTGCCACAGGGTTATCACCTTTGATAGTTTCAAGCAATACAACCGTAGATAATCTAAGTGCGGATTTGTTGGACGGATACCATGCGTTCGGCACATCAAACGCCCTTATAAAATACGGATATACGGTAGGAGGCACTGAACCTGCATGGTGTAGAATAGCTACATACTCCATACGTAATACGGAAACAATGACAGACGTTTGCTTTGTGCTGCACTCATCCTTTAGTGATTTGTTTGGTCTGTTAGTTGTCAAAACTAGAGGTACGGCTGTAGTGGAAGGTCTATTGATAGCATCATACAATATCAATAGGTCAAACATACGTATCTATCATGATGCGGAAAAGAAAAACATAGAACTGTACTGTTATGGTGGAAGTAACTATTCCATAATACAAGCCAATCTGTTATACAGCCATGACCGAAACGGAGGGGCTAATACGAATATAACGCTATACCGAGCAGATACAAAAGCACCGTCATGGAGCACTTATGTAAATCCTGTATTTGCAAACTTGCAGAACTCTTCTGAGGCTGCTAAAAAACTGCAAACCCCAAGGACTTTATGGGGGCAGTCATTTGATGGTACAGCTAATGTAAGCGGTGATATGACGGGCGTAGGTAACATAACGATGAGTGGGGCTTTGCATATAGGGGACGCCACTTCCCCCAATACCATATATTTCTACGGAACTACGGGAGATGGACCGGGCAGTTATAGCCATACGTTCATTGCTGAAAGATTTTGGGGAGGTACGGAAAGTGGTGAGCTGGTCCTGTTTAAAGGAAACGATTTAAGCCCCAGTGATACAGATGCCACAACCGTAGGTGGTGCTGGACCTGACAGAATAAGACATATTGCTGCCGCCCATTTATTCCAGACTTATGCAAGTCCAATATCAGGTTCGGTAGAGAGTATTTGTACAAGCTCTGTTTTGAGGAACTTGTTCAGCATAGCACCGGGCAGGGTTGTAAGCTATATTCCGTTACAATCTATCGTAGCAAGTGGCACTGCTCCATTTATTGTGGCAAGTAACACTGTTGTGGGTAATCTTAATGCAGACCTTCTTGACGGGTTGCACGCTGAAAGGTTCTTATTAAGTGTAGGTAGGAGTGATGGTACTTTTGACTTAAATACTTATTCTGAAAGAGCAATTAAGGAAATAAGAACAACAGAACAAACTACAAATAATGCCCCTTTTGCTGGATATGGATTATTAGCTAACTTATGGGATTCCAATAAATTTGCTGCATTACAGATAGGAGGAACTAGTACAGACTTGTTTTTTAGAGGAAAATATGATGCTACTAATAAGATAACGTCTGCATGGCATAGATTGTTACATACTGAAAACTACGCATCTATTGCTGACGGACGCTACGTGAAGAAAGCTGGTGACACCATGATAGGAGCATTACATCTGGCTAATGGTACCAGAAACAACGCTGGGGATGACTGTGGCTTCGGAGATTGTAATATTGGAGGCTGCCTTGGATTGCAAGGATTGAATGGAGCAACAGGATTGGCGTTTATCCAACAGGGTGCTTCATGGAGTGGTGGAAACAACTATAAATTTACTTGGAATGGTTCTAACATGGTGTCTAGTAGTACAGCACTGTGGAATAATTTAAATGCGGATATGCTAGACAATTGGCATCTTAATTTCTTACCTAGAAATTACAATATAGGTAGATGTTATGCAGTAAAATTTGCTCTAGGTGGTACTGATAATAATTGGAAAAAGATATTTGCTTGTTCTGAATCGGGAGCCGGACCATATAGGTCAGTAACGGTTTGGGGAAGGATATGGTACGCCTATGGAAATCATGCACAGGATGAAGTCAGAAGTTATCACTTCTGTGCCATTTTCCAAATGAGAAGTGGACCTTCTGCTTCTGACAGCAATGTAGGAGATATTTCAAATTCAGCACGTCTTTATCTTCCTACATTCGCAAAAGGAATGGATAATATCCGTCTTGTACGTGTAGGAACAAACAATTTTGAATTGCAGGTGCGTCAAATTGGTTCATACCACAATGCAAACATTGAATACCAATATTGGGCTAATGGTGCTAACGTTTCCGCATGGGAAAGTCTGCAATCCACATCCAACACGTCTGTGGCTGTATCGGCTGGAGGTGCTTCCACATTAGCTGACAGTAGGGCTTCTAGTGCGGATGTGTGGACTACTGCAAGAACGTTCTATATACAAGACCACAACGCTTCCCATACGGGTGCTGGGGTTAGTGTGAACGGTTCTGCAAATGTATATTTAAAACTCCCCAATTCCATTCAATGCAGCGATTGGTTTAGAAGTACAGGAAATTCAGGGTGGTATCATCAGGATTATGGTGGCGGTATATATATGCAAGACAGCACATATGTTAGAGTGTTTGGAGGAAAGAGATTTTATGTTGGAAATACAGAAAATACTAACTTTAGCACAAATACAGCAATATCAACCGAAGGAGGAATATATGCGAAAAAGAATATTACAAGTAGTGCTAATATCATTGCAAATGGAGCAATTACTGCCAAGGCATCCTCTTCCGATATAAGACTGAAAACTGATATACAGGGTTATGACGCTATGGGTATTATCCGTAAATTCCGGAGTGTGAAGTATCACTGGAACGCTATTGCCAAGGAAAATTCCGAAGTGTTCAACCATGATAACTGGAATTACGGTCTTATCGCACAGGATTTGCTTTCCGGCGGTTATAGTCAGTGGGTGAAAGACGCTTTCAATGACTACTATACCATAGATTATGAAAGACTTATCCCCGTTGTATGGAAAGGTTTGCAAGAAGTTGATGATGAAGTCACAAAACTGAAAAGAGAAGTAGCTCGACTCAATAAGAGAGTTAAGGAGCTTGAAAAATCCCTGTGTGCATAAACAGGGATTGCTTTTTGCGCTTTTTGGATAATATTGTTATATTTGGAACAAATAAAAAACCATTATATGAAAAAGATAATTATTTGGCTGGCAAAAGTATTCCATGTGGAACTTCCCAAAGCGGAAGTAATTAAGGAATATAAATGGATTCCCCTGGATGGTAAAATTACTGGGAATGTTGTCATTGAGGGAGATGTATTGATTAAGGGAAATGTAGAGGTTACGGGTAATCTTACCGCTACCGGATATATTACCGCAAGGGGTTCGGATTCTGAAATAATTGCGCTTTATGAAGGGAATGTTTAATTTCGGGCTTCTTGGTATAAGAAGATTAAAGAAGAAAGGGTCTTCTCCCCAACCCCCTGCTAATGATAAGTTTACATATAGTTTACCATTAAAATTAGACTAAATATGGGACATTCTAATGGAAAAATAACCGCACCCGTAGGCATTGATGCTGACATAGCACCTGTTTTGGGTGTGGGAAGTTATGATTTGGGGTACTTATGCTCCAATGCTCATGGAAAGATAAATCCGTGGGCACGGTACAAGCCTGTACGTTACGAAAGCCTTGCACCGGGTGAGAATGAAAAATGGTGGCAAGGATGGGATGGGAACTGTGGTATAATGCCTAAAAGAATTTCAAGTTATCAGGATTCCGTTAATTGGGCAAATGGAAGTATGAACGGATGGGAATACACCCCACCGACAGGTGGTAAGTTTCCATTTCGTGCCTTAGATTTTGATGGGTATAATCATAAAGCCAGAGCACCAATTGGCAATTTTCTTGTTCCCTCTCAGGCTACAAACCAATTCACAAGTAGCTCTTTCACTGCTTCATGTACCATTATGATGCCCTCAGAAGGTTCCCAATTGCTGGATGAGCTTAACATAGGGGATATTTCAACCGTAAAGGATTGCTATTTCGGAATATATGCGAAACAACGTAGTGGAAATCAGGGTAGAAGAGTTACGGCAAAAAATAAAATAGGAAGTGGGTATGCTATGGCGGAAATGATAACTTATGGTATGCCTACGGGAACTTGGGATGTTTACCCTTTTCTCTGTACGGCAATTCTTGAGCAGGACGCTTCTGATGTAGCCAATGACTGCTATTCAATACCTTTGTTATCAAGTAAGTCAATAGAGATTATTTCTTCTTATGTAAGCATTACCGTGCTTGCCGGACTACTTCCATCAATAGCTGGAAATACTACGGTTACTATAAGAGTAAGAAACAGTTCGTCAGGTACAATTACTTTCAGGAACAATGCTTGGCGGACACGTTTTATAAATAAGGATTTCAAAGACCCATTGGTAATGGGAGAACAATATGGCAGTATATCCGATTTTGATGTTCCTGCCGGCACTACCAAGGAAATGGAGATAACAGTATCGGTTTCGTCACAATTGGTTCAGGCTAAGAACGCCAAATTGTGGGTAAGTCTTAATAGGGCAAGTTACATAGGCAGCTCCATATTCATGGTGGCTCCCGACCAATAAAATAATAAGTTATGAAAAAAGTGGATGTATTAATCAAAGGTAATCTCTGCTGCTCGGCAGCAGGGGGGGGGCTGATTGCTTGCCGGCAAATTCCCTCTGACTATGATGTAAGCGGGGCTGTCACTATTGAAGGTGACACCCGTTTTACTTCTATTGATGTAAAGGACAAGACTGTCCTAGTTCTGGGTCATATAACCGCTTTGGAGAAAGGAGGTAACAATGGCTCATTCTAACGGAGTGATTACCGCACCTGTCGGTATAGATGCTGATATAGCTCCCGTACTGGGAGTAGGTAGTTATGACTTGGGTTATCTTTGTTCCAACGCCCACGGGAAAATAAATAAATGGAGCTATATAAAACCTAAGGAAGCCAATACTCCAGACTTTAACAATGCCAATCTTCCGGGTCTTATCTATGATTCAGTAAACAAGACCATAGTATATGATGCCCCGAAAACATGGTACAGGGCATTAGACTTTGACGGTTACGACCATAACGCCAAGCCTCCTACAATAGACAATGAACTGTTACTTAATCCTGTAAGTTCTACTGCTGTGAGGTGGACACTTACAATAACTCCTTACTGGGCAGACCCTAGATATAATTGGGGGAGTATCTTAGGTGGGTTTACATGGGCTAACATGAAAATAAAGGTAGAAGTCTACAATAAAAACAATGTTCTTGTAGATTCCGGAACGTTTACTGTAAGCGATATTGCCGATACAGGTAGGGTTTCCTTGGAGTTATTAAGAAATGGACTGATAGTTTTTGGAGATACATTTATTTATCTTAAAGGGTATTTCTGCGACTATAACGGGAATGTTCTCTGTATGATTCCCAGTTCCTCTGACGGACTTGTAAAAAAGCCCATAGTTGTTACACAGAGTTTGTACATCTATATTGGAGAAACTACCGCCAATGCTTCGGGATTTGCCGTTACAGGTTCCCTTGTGAGTGGTGACGGAGGTACTTCCGCACAATGCCGGCTTAGCGTTACCAATAATACTTCCAATAACTATGTGGCTTCTACTGGTAGGCCTTATGCACGATATAGGTGGAGGGCTAAAGACGGTTCCTATACAGGCTCATGGTTAGGAAATATATCCATGCCATCATGTGCCAACATACCAAAATCTTTCACCCGTATGGACACAGTGGATGCAGGAAGTCCACCGTCTTATGGAAACGTAACCCAATGGTATATAGATTATCAAGTAGTTATGTATTAAAAAGAAAAGCCCACCTAATAAGTGGGCTATTTTTATGTAGTAACGTATTCTGGGTCTGGACCGCTATCCTTTTTCATTCTAAGGATAACTGGCTTGATTCGGCTCCATTTATTAATCTTGCCATGGATGTTGGAACAAAGACAGGTAATAATTTGGTGATAACAGATTTAATTTATTATATTTGTGGAGTTATATAGGCACATTCTAAAGTAAAAATTATGGAAATTAAATTCAATTCGTTACAACAGGCGACTATCGGAGTATCGGGTAGTGATATTACCTATGAATGTACAGGTAATGCCAACATTTCTGGAAACGTCCTCAATACATTTGAAGGAGGTAACATTACAAAGAAAGGTGATGGAACACATCTTGCGACTTTCAGCTCTTTCAGAGATGGACAAATGAGTATAAATTTTGAAGGCGGTTCTCCGGAGGACTGGCCCAATCTTATAGAGGTTGCCAATACTTTCCTGTCCGATTTAAGAGAAAAGGTAGGCACTATTGATGTAAGTACAATGAAAATTTAAACTAAATATTGATTATGGCTGAAACTAAGAAAGAAAAAGGATTGACACTCACAAAAGGAGAAACCATCCAGTTGGCTGCAACCTTAAAAGAGTTACATTATGGTAGCCTGTCCTCTGACGGGGCAATGAAATTATTGAAGAACACCCTTAGTGTATGCAAGGAACAGGATGCTGCCGAAAAGGCGCAACAGACTATTGTCAAAGGTTTCCGTACCGATGAATACAAGATGTTGAGCGAAAAGGTGCAGCAGAATGACGCTACGGAAGAGGAAAAGAAAAAATTCGATTCCTTGAACCGCACGGCAATGAACAAAATCAATGAACTTACAGATATTCTGTACAATGAAGAGGTAACTCTTGAAGTACAGAAATTCACCGATGAGGAATTTGATAAAATCCGTGAGGCTAACAAGGATAAAGTTACTAACGGTGGATTTGTCACCATTTACAAGTGGTTATGTTAAAAGGATTACAAAGCAGGTTTCTGTTGGTTGATGGCAAGTTCAACCTTACTTCCGGAGTGGAGAAGCATAAAGACAGCATTTGGTTTTATTGTGTGTTTGATACTTTTCGTATTTATGCTTCCGATTTCGGGGCAAAATTTGTCAACTTCTTACAGAAACCGGCTTCCTTTTTCGTAATGAACAGGACACTTATAATCGGTAACTTGCAGAAAGGAATCAAGAAATACATTCCCGGCGTTTCTGTAAAGACCATTGATGTGGGTTATTTCGCCAATGACAGGACCGAATATCATTTGAAGATAGAATATACATCTACGGATGATAGACAGAATAAGATTGATGATGTGACTTTCGTATAACCGGCTGTTGTGATTTGCTGTTGTGACTTGCTTCAAATTTAAATTATAACTTTACTATGGCTCAGACAAAGGAAGAACTTTTAAAATACTTCGCCAGTCTTGACGTGGCACGCTTGCAGAAATTGCAGAACTATTCCAAGCTGCTTATAATTCCGGAAGAGGATTTGCTCTCAAACGCCACCATGTCTCAGATGGTTCAGAAAGCCCACTCTCTGGCTGATTCCCTTTTTCCCGAATGGACTGACCGCAGCGAATCGGACTTCGGGGAGTTTCTAGTGGAACTGTTCGCCATTTTTTCGGAAAAGGATTTTTGGTATCTTAACGCTTTCGCCAATGAAAGCATATTGAGAAAAATGCGTTCTTACAGCAACGCTTTTTCCAAGGCATCCTCTATGGGTTATCAGGCTATCACCTGTAAGAGTGCTTCGGCTAGTTTCAATATACAATTCGTTGCCGGACCTGCTGCCACATATCACAGGGGCGACCTGCTTGTAAGTGTGGGTGACAGGAAATTCACCAACTGGGATGAGTTTTCATTGCCTGTAAATGCTGCCAGCACCACCAAACAGATTACTTTGCATGAGGGTACACTTTACGCGGAGGACTTCATGTTCAGCGGTTATTCGGTGCTGGTAAGGAAAGAGAATATTGATATAAACAGCATTTCCGTGGTTATTGACAATATAACCTACACACGGGTGAATAATTTCGGGTTTTCATCTCCCGAAAGTACACATTACCTAGTCATTCCGGAAGAGGACGGTTCCGTTGGAATATTCTTCGGTGACGGTACTTACGGAATAAAACCACCCATAGGAAAGGCTATCCATGTCGAATACAGGAAATCAAGCGGTGCTGACGGAAACCTGTCTGTCCAGAACGCTTCCGTACTGGATTCCCTTGCATCACGCAGCGCAACTTCCGTAACCATGCTTACGGCTTCCACTGGAGGTACTGACGCGGATACATTCGCTGCCATACGTGAAAAGGCTCCCACTTATTTTGCCACAAAACGGGCTGTTATCAATGAGGAAATTGCTGAAAAGACACTCAACAATTTCCCGTTTGTACATAAGTCCAAGGTAAAGGTAATGGGTAGACAGGTAAGCTACATGGTTATTCCTACTTCGGGTAACGCGGAACTTAATTCTTCCGAGCTTTCCACGCTGAATACGGAATTTGTTCCCTATGTTATGGGCGGTTATGAGGCTAACCATGCAAACAACCAGTATGTGAATCTTCTTACAGCACTGGGTGCTACAAAATTCATAGTGGACGCTGTTGTCGCTCCCGGCTATGATATGGCTTCCATACGTAGCGGTATCTTGCAGGTGATAAGCGATGTCACCAATCCTTTGGTACGTGCGGAGTATGGAGTGGGCATAACCAAATCGGGTCTGGATATTCTTATCCGTTCCTCTGTTGCCGGAGTTCAGAACTGTACGTTCAAAAAACTTTCAGGAAGTTCGGAATCAATAATTCCCGAAGTTAGTTTAGGAGAACTGGAGATTTTCAGTACAATTGACACATCTAAAGTGGAGGTAAGATTAAATGTCGTTTAAAAGTAACATACCGGAACAGGTGCTTGCACACCCCAATACGAGAAAGTTCGTTTCCGTGATGGATGGGGTAAATGAAGTGAAATCGGATATTATTTTCACTTCATTACGTGCATATAATCCGGCACTTCTCCTTGATAAGAACTGGCTGCTTAAACGTCTGGGTGACTATGGGGTTGATTTCATACCTATGGAGTTTCCGTTACCTGTTATACAGCAGTTTCTTCTTAATGCGGATATTATCCTTGGCACAAGAGGGAGCAAAAAAGGCGTTGAACTGTTTCTTAGCGTAATGACACTGGGAACGGTATCGGTAAATTTCAATTCCTTTTATGCAGACCCACAGGTGTTGCTTCTCAACTCCCTTATACAAGGGCATATAGTAGGTGACACGACAGACCCCAAGTTCTATCTTATAGGTAACTCGGATATAATAAATCCTGCGGTTACTTTCTCGGCTACGATAAACAGCAAATATTTCGGTACTTCATATAAGGATATTATTGTAAGTACAATAAAAAAGGTGCTTCCGTCATGGTTGGGTTTCAGTCCTAACAAGACCATAAACATTACCACCAATACGGCAAGCAGCTATTATTTTCATCCGTTACTAAATCCGTATTTTGTATGAGTGCAATCATAGAAAGAGCGTTCAATAAGACGCAGAAAATTATCCGTGCGGTTTTCAGAGGTTCCCCTAACCTTATAACCACATCGGATTTGAACCGGCAGTTCGAGAGCATGAGGTATCAGGCTGACCGGATAGACGAACGTATCGGTGTAGTTAGCGACCTCTCACTTAAAGTGGAAGTTGAGGATAATACTTGGACTATCACACCGTCATTTACTTATCTTGAAGCCAAAGGTCTTGCTTTCAGTCCGGCAAAATCGGCTGTTTCATTGTTTAGCGAGAGTGGGGTTTATCTTTGCTTAACTGCTGATACTGAAACAGTTACGTATGCTTCGGACTTTAGCCATGAAATTGCCGGCGCATCATTTTCAGACGGTACTTCTATGGCTTCCGCAGACCAGTTGGTGTACAAGAACGAGAGCATAGTGGTTGTAAAAGACCCGTCCACGCTTAATAATTTGGTAGCCGTTCTGGCACGCTGCACAAAGGATGCCACAATCATTTATGCCATACCTAACAGGTCTACCATACAGGACTACGTGAAATCCGTGGTTAATCCTCTTTTAAGCAGAATACAAGTTCTGGAAACGGCTATTATAAATACCGTTACCGTGGGAAGTATAATGATGTGGAACAAATCCCTCTTGGGAAAAGTCACTATCGAGGATATAAAGAACTCCATTCCTTATGGCTTCGTTCCCTGTCACAGACTTATGTTGGGTTCTGCCACAGCCAATACCGAATTTGCGGCATGGTCTGCCTACTGTAAGGAACTGGGATTCACGATAACAATGACCGGAGGTTCCACATATTCAATCAATTTCGCACAGATTTCAGGAGTTCCGCTTATGGACGGACGTTTCCCGTTGGGTCCTAATACTGCCTACACTTTGGGTTCTACCGGAGGTAATGAATCCGTCACGCTTACTGAGAGCCAGCTTCCACCGCATACCCATGTATATTCCGGAACAAACAAGGATGTCGGCAGGTCTTACAATTTCACCAAGGCTAACGGTAAATCTGGAACTTATTCCAAAACCCAAATTGCGGAAAATGGTTCGGGAGCGGATGGTAACGACAACAGAAGTGCGGCTTCCGAAACCACATCCACAGGTGATGGCGGTGCAGTTAATATAATGCCTCCGTATCTGGCGCTTTACTTTATTATAAAGATAAAATAGGTTTTTCCGGCATTTGTTTGTTTCAAAAACTTTTGTATCTTTGTATTGGTATTTGATGCTAATTCTCTATGTCTTTATCTAAGGTTGGACCCAGTGATGGGTCTAGCCTTTATATTTATATATCATATAATATTAAAAACGAAATTATTCACTCTAAATACTTATTGCGAAGATGGAAGTTGGAAGTAGCTTGATTTTAAGCAGTGCCGAAATAGCAGCTTTGGGTAGTACGGTTGACGAGGTACTTGAATCATTAACCTTACCCAATCCCGAATATCAGAACAAGATACGTTTCGGACGTAATAAGAAATTCTATTCAACCATACCCAAGACTCTCTGTTATGTATCACGTGAGGGTTCCGGCTATGTTTTACCCCGTTACTATTTTGGTGAACTTGGAAAGTACGGTAATGAGGGAAGAAACATTGACGGAAAATTCAAATTCGCACTACGTGATTACCAACAGACCTTTTGGGATGAAAACAAGAAACATCTTGAGGAAAGTACCGGAATACTTCTTGAGGGTAAGTGCGGTAGTGGTAAGACAATAATGGGATTATGGATTTCCCTTGAACGTGGAAAACAGACCCTTGTACTGGTTCCTACTTACTACCTTGCGAAACAGTGGCAGCAGAGAATATCCGAAGCGACCACCTGTTCCAGTATTGTTATAGGCAGTTCCGATACCGAGATTCCCGTTGACAAGGATTTTACCATAGTTGTTATGGACTTGTTCTCATGCAGGGTTCTTCCGGAAGAACTGGTAAGGAATGTCGGTCATGTAATAATGGATGAAGCCCATAGAATCGGTGCTGAAACCTATTTACCTATCCTAAAGGAAATTCCGGCTAAATACCGTACTGCACTTACGGCTACTTTCAGACGTGCCGATGGGGTACACCGCATACTTAAATATCACTTCGGGCTACATTTGGTTATGGCTAACGAGTTTCCAAGACCTCATGTTTACGCAATACGTACAGGTGTTACCATTGACAAGATATTCTCCAGCAAGATTCCTCATGAAAGATTTTTCCGCTTCATGGATGAAAACGGTCTTAAATACCATGAATCTACGGGTGCTGTCGAGTTCAAGGCTACCGACCGTCTGAAAAAACTTATTGAAATGTGGCCCACAAAAAACGTGGAGAAACAGGAGTTACGCAGGGTGATGAAAAAGGCTACCGACCTTAGTTATCCTGTTATTGACGGGTATCTGAACGACCACTCAGGAAGAAGAAAACTTATGATTAACCTTATAAGGAAATGCCTTGATGCCGGAAGAACCATACTTTTCCTCTCCAAGAGAAAGGACACCCTTAAAGCCCTTACCGAATTTTTTTCCACCTATAAGCCCATGCTTATCATATCTGAAACCAAGGAACGTACACCCGAAGAGGAAGCGTACCTGCAAAATGAGTGCCGGCTTATATTCGGAGTGACACAACTTGCGAAAGAGGGTTTGGATATTGACCGTATTGATACTCTTATCATACATTTGCCCATGAAAGATACGGAACAAGCCATAGGGAGAACCACACGTATTCACCCAAACAAGAAATACCCTGTGGTGTTTTACCCGTTGGACAATTGTCCTCTTACTTATGCCACTTTTAGCAATGCGCAGAAATTTTTCAAAATAAACGCAGAGTATAAGGGTATTCGTAGTATTCAGACCATAGATGCGGTTTTGTAGTTGGAAATTTTTCCGGCATTTGGCAATATATTATATATTACTTATATTTGTTCCTGTTAAAATCGTAGTAGTTTTATGGTAGTATTAAGAATTGTGCAGGAACTGACCAAGATGGTCATGTTCATTCTTCTTTGGGGTACTCCCCCACTTATGGCATGGGTTTATTCCTGTGCGTTTTACCTACTTTTGTATTTTGTTTCCATAATCGGAACATTTATTCTTTTCTCTCATTTTGAAAAACTGGAATATGGAAAAACCAATAAGACCTAACAGACGTGAAAGACGCTTGTTATTGCGAAAAGGAAAACGTGGTGAGGAATACACTACGTATGTGGATAATAAGGGAAACGAGTTCGACTATAAAATCGCGGCTAAACTTTCCTCCTTTCTTAACATCATGTGGGGGTGCACCAAAAGGGGTTTCCCAGTAGTTGTTCCCTATCTGAGATACAATGCTTGGGCGTTTTATCCTTTCTTTTTTATACGTAAAAATGTGCGGAAAAATTTCCAGCAGTCACTTACGCTAATCAATCACGAAAGGATTCATGTCGTTCAGCAAAGGGATATTCATGTAACAATAAGCCTTCCCCTTGTGGTTCTTTGCTGTCTTGCCGAAGCATTTGGATGGTTCAATCCTTTTTATTTACTTTGTTGCATCCCTTTCACGCCTACAATATTATACGGTGCTGAGATGATACGTTCCTTTCATAATTTGGTAATTAGGGAAACGGTATCGGGTTCACCGATTACATTTGAAAAAGTCCGGGCTAATACTTGTTTCGAGCGTGAAGCCATAAGTAGAAGTACCAACCTTGACTATCTGATACAGAGAAAATTTTGGGCGGTAGCCGATTATTTCTAATCAAAAAACAATAAACCAATTTTTAAATAACAGATATATGAAAAAGTACATTGGAACAAAACAGATTGAAGCAGAACCTATGACAAGAGGTGATGCGTGGGGAAAACATCTTCTTAGAGAAAAACCGTCAACGGAAAATTTCGATGATGAGGGCTATCATGTCCGTTATGAAGATGAGTACGAAAGTTGGAGCCCGAAAGATGTGTTTGAAAAGGCATATAAGATTGCAGAAACACCAGTTGACCGTATGCAGATAGAAGCCGAAGAAGTCAATGGAAGATATGTAAAGTTGGCCGCTTTCATAGATTCAGGGAAAATGGATGAAGTCGTTAATGATATGTACAACAAGTGTTTACTGGAAATGCAGTGTTGTACTATGTTCGACTATATACGGCTTCTTGACACTCGCATACAACGTATGCAAGGCTCTGATAGCGCAGAAGTGCGGAAGATGAACTTTGGTATGGCTATTATGGCTCTCAAAGCAGGTTTTCCAATTCGTAGAAGCGGTTGGAACGGAAAAGGATTAATGGTGTTCAAACAGATTCCGGCTCATATAGAGAGTGATGTTATTCCAAAGATGCAATCGCTTCCCCAATCGGCAAAAGACCTTATTCTGAAAGACAAAGGTTTCATTGACTATACTAGTCAATGCCTTATTTACAACGAGAATACCGGACGCGCTGATTCATGGGTTCCGTCTATTAGCGATATGTTCGCCGATGATTGGGAGATTGTTCTTCCTTAGTGTAAGAATACGCAGATATAGGTATGATTGGAAATCTTCCATTTGCTTGGACTCTCCATATCATAACCTATTATGCGTAGGTTCTCCCTATTGTATGGTTTGCCCTAGAAATAAAGGGGTGCTTAGATTATTTAATCTTAAATTTGTAAAGTGTATGGAAATTAAGTCTGCAAGTATTAGGGCTGAAAAACTTATAATTACCGACAGCTCCACAAAAGAGGACTACAAGAAGGTTCTTTCCCTTAATGTAGGGGATGTGTTCAAAGTTGAAGGTGACTATGAAACGTGCCTAGTGCGCCTTAAGGAAGTACGTGCCGAAACTGAGGGTTCTCCCGAAACGTTCGGAGTATGCCCTATAACTCCGGGCACTTCCTTATTCACTGTCTACGGACCACAGCATCTTATTGTTACTGATAAGATGTAAAGTCAGCATTTTGTCCGGCATTTGGACATTTTAAAAACAAAACGTATATTTGAAGTACAAAATTAAACAAAACGCTTACCCGTTAAAACGGTAGGCAACATTATTAATCTTTTAAAATTAAACTATTATGGTATTCGGAAAAATTAAACCAGTAGCTACAATCGTAGCACAATTCGCAGCAGGTGTTGAAGTTGAGTGCATCCAACATGAAGGTAAAATGTTTATGCCTGTCATTGCAGGTGACTTTGACACGGTAGATGATGGTAAAAAAATTGAGGATTCTCCTGCACCTAAGAAATCCGCACCCAAACCGGCTCCTCAAGAGGAAGAGGCTGCTGACGAAAAAGTCTATACCGAAGATGAACTGATGGATATGGACGTTAAGGAACTTACCAAAATTCTGAAAAACGACTTTAAAATAAATCCGGATGATTTTGACGGTAAGAACACCAACAAGAAACTCCGTAATCTGATTCTTGATGCACAGGAAAAAGGTGGTGATAATTCTTCTGATGCAGAAGCAGAGGATGAAAAACCGGCTCCGAAAAAAGGTAAGTCAAAAGTCGAAGAGGAAGAAGAAACTGAGGATGGTAGTGATGATGAACTGATTGATAACATTGCCGATGTTCTTGAGGACTTCGACAGTGGTAAGAAGAACAAGAAAAAGGCTGTTGCTGCAATTATCGCTTTCGCTGAAAATGAAGATGATGTTGATGCAACAGCGGTGAGTGAAGCCCTTTCCGATTTTGAAGATGATGAAAAGGCAAGCATTGATGTTATGGCTGAACAAATTGCCAAACTCCTTACCAAGAAAAAAGGTAAATCCACTGCTGCAAAATCAAAGAAAAAACCTGCTGAACCGGAAGGTGAGGATGTTGAAATAGACGACCTTGAAAAAGGTGATTTGGTTGCCGTTTACTGGGATGATGAAGAAACCAAAGGATGGTTCAACGGTAAGGTTTCGTCAATCAAGAAAGGTATTGTGAAAGTTAAATATGATGATGGCTCCGAGGACGACCTTGACCCAGAAGTTCATACAAAGATTCGCAGACTGGAAGAGTAATCCGATTACCATTTAGTTTGAGAGCCGATGGTTAGTTCCTTCGGCTCTTTTTTGTTTCACCTAATTTTCAAGACTTATGCCAAAGAGAAAAAAATCAGTTACATTACTAAGTAATGAGCAACTTGCACTCCAAGGATTGGAGTTCATAAATAAAAAGGAACAGGAAAAAGCCATAACCAATGAATTGAAAACATTACGTGTTCCTTTGGAAGATGCGGTTATGGAAATCGGTAGTGAAGATGAAAAAGGTAACAAGTATATCATACTGGAACACGCTGACAAGGAGATTGTCCTAAAGGAAACCTTGCGGTGTGGGAAATCCTTGCTTCCCGAAGCCATAGAAGTATTGAAAAAGAACGGGTTCAAACATTGCATAGAGAAAGTGGAAGTTATCCGTGAATCCGTACTTGAAGATGCCATACTTAACGGTGAGATTGACGAATCCATACTTTCACAGATTTACGGTATGAAAACATCTTATGCTTTTTCCGCTTCTTTAAGAAATCGGTTCGATGGAGAAATTAAAGACTAGAACATTCAAAGTTAACGGTATAGTCGTAAAGGTTGTTACCGTTATGGGGTTTGCCCGTATAATCGGCAAGAGTGCCAGTACCGTAAGACGGTATGAGCACGAGGGTACTATTCCTCCTTGTATCTTTAAAATAAAAGGATACCGATATTATCCCGTATCTCTTGCCGAGGAAACGGCAAAAATAATTGAAACTTTCAAGGGCAGTGAAAGACCTCCTGCCGAGAAAGTCGCTCAGATACATGAACTTTTTGAAAACGAAAGGAGAAAATATGCCTACTAAATCAACTCTCAAGAAACCTGCTTTGGAGGTTAGAAATGATGCTTCCGTATATTACGAGAAATCACTTACAAAAAATTTGGGTGACTATAACTCTGCAAAGATAACTGTCGGAATCACATTGCCGATAAATCCTACCGAGGAAGTTTTGGCATCCGTGAAATCCACCATTGAAATTGCGGACAATATTGTTACCGAGGAATTGAAAGTACAGGTTGCTGATTTAGATGAGAAGTAATGAACAGTCTATTCAAGTTACGGAAGAACATGGCTATCACAGGTCTTGTTCCTTTCAAGTATTTGCTATATGCTGCATTACTTACCAAGGTAACTTCCTTTGAACCGGAAGATAGTGACGAGAAATTCGGTGTATTCTCTGAGAACATATCCGACTTGTACGACTATTTTCCGGAGTTCAATTCCAAGAAAAACAATGAAATTGATAAGGCTCTTGACGATTTGGCGGATGAGGGTCTTATCAGTTTTGACGCAGAAAATCCCGAACTTATTTATCTTGGGGAGTTCAGAGGAAGGAAGTTCTTTACCTTTGAAGTTAAGAGCAGTTTGTTTGAGGAAGCCAAACAGAAACTTGATGATGCCATAAGGGCGTATGGTAAATCCCGTTCCGCAAAAGACAAATCACGGAGCAGGTATATACGTGAGCAGATTGACAAACTGATTGCCGAAAAAGGTGTCGAGGCATTTACTCCGAATGATTTTACAGACCTGCACAGTTACCTGTATGAAATGTACACAGGTGGGGAGGTGTATATCATACGGAGTAAAGTCGAATATTTCCAGACCAACAATATGCTCAAGGCGTATGACAGGTTTACTGTTTTCGCAATTCTTATAGAGGGAACTTTGAACTATGACGAGTATTCCACAAGAGGTGTGCCCACACTTACAAATGTGGCTTACCGAAAGGATGATATTTTCCGCAAACTTACCAGAACCGATTCTGACAGTAAGGACTATATGCGTGAAATGGATACTACTGATGGTTCATTTTAATATTATACTATGACACAGAAAGAAACTGAATATTATTTGTACTGTGGGATAAAACTCGGTTGGCATGATAAGACCTTTGCCGACTACACCAATGATGAGAAAGCGTTAAAGATGGTACGTAACTATATACGGAAATCCGATGAGTTTGTCAATGACGGATTAGGAATGTATCTTTGGGGGAGCAATGGTACAGGAAAATCACATTTGCTTAATTGCGCTTTTAAGAGATTCATTGAAAAGGGTTACACAGTTAGGTTGTTCTCTATGGATGAACTTGTTGACAAATATACAAGCTCGTGGTATTCTGACGAACAGAAACAGGACTTGACCAAGATTCTCCGTGATGTACAATTTCTAGGTATTGATGAGTTCGGAAAGAACGTGGATTCATCAGGAGAACCATTACCGATACCGGATTTTGTAAAACGGGTGATTGAATCAGTAGTCCGTTACCGCGTTCAGATGAAACGCCCCCTGTGGATAACATCCAATACGGAACCTAAATATGTCAAGAAGGTATTTTCGGAAGATGTCGCTTCCCTGTTGAGTGAGGCGGTTGTTACCGTATGCGTTACAGGTGGTGATTTCAGAAAGACTATTGCCAGTAGGAACAAAAGAAAATTAATGTAACAATGACCGAGGGAGAAAAGTTGATGGTTGCTTGCTTGAAACGCAAAGACCAAAAGATACTATCGCTTATCCAGCGAAAATGGTTGGATGGTGCTGAGATACGACAACATAAGTTTATCATGGACTACTATCGTGAACATGGTGAGATTATGGGTGTGAAATCTTTCTGTGAGAGGTTTAAACTGGATTCGGGAACTGTGGATTCCCGACCCAGTTACTATCTCAACAATGTAAAGGAAAGATTCATATTCGCCACTATGACCGACAATATCCCAAGAATATTGCGTGGGATAAAGGACGACCCCCGTGAGAAACTTTTTGAGTTGCAGTCTTTGATAGGTATGCTTTCGGTGGATGCGGTTGAAAGTAAGGATGTGTTATACTCCGATGATGTGGAAGCACGTAAGGCTGATTACGAGGAACGTATGAAATCTTTAGGTGTCACATATCTTTCTATGGGGTGTGACGATTTGGACAAAACTTTCTTCGGATACCGTAAACAGGATTTAATTACCATTGGTGGTAAGGCTGGTCAAGGTAAATCGTGGCTGCTTGTTTATCTGGCTTATCTTCTTGAACAGACCATACTTGACCGTATGGAAGCCACGGAAGAAACTTTCGGTGATATACTGTTTATCACAAATGAAATGGGAGAGGAAGAAATAAAGGAGCGTATTGACTGCATCCGTTTCAAGCTCCCCTATGAGAAGTTTATGAAAGGTACATTATCCGAAAGGGAAAAGTCACGCTATTATAGAGGTCTTGACGCTCTTAAAAAACATAAGTCCAAGATAAGGATAGTTTACAGTTGCCAGACCATTGACGAACTTGCAACCTTTATGGGTCTGTACCAGCCTAGTGCGGTATTCGTGGACGGTTCCTATCTTATGGAAAGTAAGATGCAGGAGGGTTGGGAGAAAATAGTCTACATTACCCGTAATCTGAAACGGCTCGCAAAAAATTTCAAGACACCCATTATCAATACCACACAGTTGAAGCGTGGTTCCTCAAAGACAGCCAGTAAGTTTTCTATGGACGGTATGGAAGATTTTGCATACGGTAACTCATTCGTGCAAGATTCGGATATTGCCATAAGAATGTTTCAGGATGCCGATATGAGGTTTCACGATATAATCGGTTGTGAAGTTGTAAAGGCAAGACGTGTCGTTTCCGGAACTACTCTGATTTTCCAGAATGATTTGGATAATATGCTTCATTCAATTACCTTAGCTAAAAAAGAGGAAGATGAAAGACCGAAAGTCGAAACTAAAACAGACTATTGATTTTGTGGACATGAACGGTGTGGGTACTGTCAGATGCCATGATGGATTTCGTGACGTTATGGTGTACGGGTACTTTCATAGATACCATTGGGATTTCATTGTCCATCAGGATGTGGAATTTCCCGACTGCTACATAGTAAGTGAGGCATCTACCGGAATGTGTATGACCGACCCATGTTTCGCTGTTATGGAGGATGCCTTGTCTGCGGCACTTTCCGTTATTGATGAAAAACGGTATTATTTTTTCACCCGTACAAAAGATGTGCTCGTGGATGGAAAGTACAACCTTAATAATAGAAACACGAATCCTTTAACTTTAGGAGTTATGCAGTTATGTATGAATTAAGAAAAGAAACCGGAACAACTTTTGTTTATGCCTATGATGGAACACATGGTGAAATAAAGGCATTTGATTTCCTGTACAGCCATGTTATGTACCATGAGGGTTTTAAGTATTATGTTGGGCATACAGACGGTTATCCCAAAAGGATTGCATTGGTTGAAGCCAATTCCCATGCCTTTGCAGTTACTTATCAGGAAACGGTTCCCAACATAGCTGCAAAAAAACTTTGTGACTTTTATATGTTCAAGCTCAAGAAAAAAGGCCTTGATGTTCCATCGGCTGTTGACAGTTTTAATTCACGGAATAATTTATTTATTGATATATGGAAGATAATAATGTAAGACCGTCTTTCTTTAAGAGAATCGGTTTGTTTTTTCAATTCTTGTGGGAAGTAGTCAAGAATAACTATGTTTCCTTTATTACATGGATGCTCATAGTTATTTGTGTGTTGTTCGTTGTCTGGCTGTTCATTGAGCCTATCGTATGGTGGACACCTATATCTGAGGTTCGGTTATACGTCCGGGCATTTCTTATCATGTTTGCCATAAGCACTTTCTCTACATTACGACTGTATAATTCCATTGTAGTAAATAGCCGTTTTGCTTTGAAGCTACGTGAAATACTTACCCGTATTGAAAGATTGCTCCCACGCATCAATCAGGTTATGGAATCATCCCGTACATCCGCAAAGGAGAATACAAGTGCCATGACAAGACTTTCTGCCAGTCTGAAAAAATTGTCGGAAGCTATGGATGATTTCAACAGAATGGAGAATAACAAAAACAACAGAAGAAACAATGACTGACTTACTGGAGGTATTCAAAGACTTCAATCCGCAGAAAATGACCAACGGGCAGATTCGTATGGAATGCCCGTTTCGTGAAAATCATCCGGACGGTAGCGGAAGAATGTCATTCTTTGTATCTCCCGATAAGAACGCTTTCCATTGTTTTTCCTGTGGAGCACACGGAAACCTAGTACGTTTGCTTACCACGAAGTTCGGAGTCAACTATTTCGAGGCGGTGGAAATGGTTAACCTTGTTGACTATCATCCCGAAGAAAAGGAGTTCGAGCTTGATTTAATGTGGGATGTGAATAATCCTCCGCAGGAATTTCTTAAAAGGGGTTTGCGCAGAGATACTTTGAAACATTTTCGTGTGGGCATGATGGACAAGGAATGGTTCGTTATTCCTTATTACAAGGATTTCTCCAATCCGGACACTTTGCTCGGTTATCAGAGAAGATGTTATTACCCCGACCGGAAAGTTCGTAACAGTAAAGGGTTCGATAAAAAGAACTACCTGTATAATCTTGACTTTTCATATAACTATGTAGTAGTTGTGGAAGGTCAGACTGATGTTATGCGGTTATATCAGCACGGTTATAATGCCACGGGTATCATGGGGGCTGACTTAAGTAACTGGCAGGCTGAACAGTTGGGAAAGTTTGACAAAGTGTACCTTGCCCTTGATAATGATACTGCCGGACGAAAGGCTACCGAGATTTGTTATCACTTACTTAAAAATCATACCGAGGTGCTGTTAGTTCCTTATCTCAGCAAAGACCCGGAAAAATGTATATCTCCGAAAGTATGGAGCAGGGCGTTTAATAACTCTACCGATTATCTGCAATACTCTATGGAAATGACAATGAACTGGGATTCATATTTGGACTTATGTACCGAGGTACAAAAGGAATTGGAGGCAAGAAATGATTAATACATTATCACTCAGCGATTATTTGCTTATTGTTCATATTAGTAATGAAGAGGAGGCTCTAAATTATTTTGAAACACATCTCAAAATAGCACCATTACAAAGTTTGGTAGTAGCTATCAGTTTTCCTAAGACTGATGCTATGAGAAATATAGAAACATCAAATCATGTATTTGATTATTTTACAGGTGGCACTGTGCCCTTTGTAAAAAAGTGGCGTGAGGTATTTAAACCCTATAATGATGAGAATGACCCCATAGCTTACTTGGATGAGAAACGGTCAATAAAAGTAGGTCCTTTTGACACATTTTCCTATGAACATAAAATACCATTTGATACACTAAGGTATCTACGGGATGAAACATACGTAGACCATATTGTTTATGAGAATAGGAGAAATCTACTTGACAGGCTCATCACTAATGATTCATTGTGGGAATCCATGATACATGTAGGTGCTACCCCTGAGGGTGTTGAAATAAGGGAAAGACTAAATGTAGTCAAACTAGAATCCGCTTCTACTTTAATTAAGGAATTAAAGGCTCTTAAAAAGGATTTGCATAGATGAAAAAATTTTCTTATATTTAAGTGTGACTGATAAAAGCACATTCGTTTTATTTTATGTGTAACCGGCAATACAATGCCATTTAAAATTAAAGATTATGCCAAGTAAGACTATTGAACGTACACGTTCAAGACGTGGTGGTGATGAAAGTTCACCGAGAAGTTCTAAAAGAGAACAAGGTTGGGGTGCTGTTGCAAGACGACAGGAAGAAGTTAAAAAACGCATTGAAGAAGCTGGAAACTCTCTTCGTGAATTTTGGCTTAAAACTGGTGAAAGCGCCATTATCCAGATTCTCCAAGAAGAACCTTATTGTTTTGATGCACATCAAGTGAAAGACAAACGAGGAAAATGGACTATTGTTCCCTGTCAATTGAATACAGGAAAACATTGTGTCCTTTGTTCCGATGGTGTCAAACAGACATGGCGTGCTGCTTTTAAGATTCTTGATTACCGTGGTACTTGGGATAGTGAGAAGAAACGGTTTAAGAACGACAAACCTGTTGAAAAGATATGGATTGTCGGTTCTACTATCGCTAACTCACTTAAACAGGTTAGGGATAAGGACAAGAAAGGAAGAGAACTTAATCAAATGGTTCTTGAGGTCACACGTTCCGGCGAGGGTAAGGAGTCCACTTATAACTTCGAGCAGGCTTTTGACGAAGATGATAAGCGTATGCGACCTATTGACTGGGATGAACAAGGAATGACTGCCGAGGAATATTGCCAGCCGCCTACGGAGGACGAAATTGACGAAGCAGGTTATACCGATGAAGATTAAGTGTTAACTGTAAGGAGTTAGGTTCAAGACTTAACTCCTTATTCTTATTTGAAGTAATTATGATAAAGATTCCTGTTTTCAAAGGTGTGGTTCAGTTACTTGAAAATATCGGGGAAGTAAAGGAGTATTTCAGTAAGTGCGAAGAGGATAAACTTCTTGCATTTGACTGGGAAACCACAGGGTTGGAATATGATGCGATTCCTCTAGGACTTTCCTTGCACCAAAAAGGTGTGGGCGCTTGTTTTATTCCAGTGGATTTCTTCTTCTCAAAAGGGGTTCCAATGAATGAACTTGCCGAAGTTTGCAATGAGAGGTTTCCCCATTACAAGCTGATAGCACACAACGCCAAGTACGATACCATGATAAATAAGATGAACGGTATCAAGGATGAATGTTATAAGATATTCGCGGATACACTGGTTATGGTTCATCTAGTAAACCCGTCACTCGACAAACAGCTAGAGAAACGTGTTGCCGAGGATTTCGGTTACGTCAAAAAGACCTTTAAGGAGATATGCGGTAAGGCGTGGAATAAGATAAACTGGTCTGTTGAAGGTGATTCCCTGCTTGAACTTCTTGCCGGATATGCTGGTGAGGACACTTACTGGACCACAAAAGTATTCTACAAGTATAATCCTCTTATGGATGAGGATGCCCATAGAATACATGATAGAATTGAACTTCCGCTTATTCCGATTCTTCGGGATGCCAAAATTCGTGGGGTTCTTATTGATGTTCCCTTGTTAAAGGAAATGGGTGAGCAGATAACTGCCGAACTTCCCAAGATACTTGATGAGGTGTATGATGAGTGCGGTTGTGTATTCAACTTAAATTCTGCAAAGCAGAAAGCTGCCGTATTCTTTGATAAGATGAAACTTCCTATTGTAAGCTATTCCAAAAAAACAGGAGCACCCAGTACGGATGCTGCTACATTTGAGGAATGGGATTCTATGGGAATACGTGTCGGTGCTCTTATGAACGAATATTCGGAGTTGAACAAATTGTACACCGGATATGTTAAGGCTATTCCTAACTTGGTTGACGAGCACTCGGTTCTAAGAGGTGACTTGAACAGTTGTGGTACAAAGACAGGACGTTTCGCATCTACCGGACCTAACTTACAGAACCAACCTAACAATTACCATTTTCCCATACGTGAGGCATTTGTTCCAAGACCGGGCTATAAGTTTGTCAACTATGACTACTCACAGTTGGAACTCCGTGTGATGGCGCACATGAGTAAGGATGAACGGTTTATGGATATCTTCCTGCACGGACGTGACCCACATGGTGAGGTTGCCAAAGCCTGTAATATTACCCGTAAACAGGCAAAAGTGATGAACTTTGGCGTGCTGTACGGTATGGGAATCGGTAAGTATATGAGAACTTTCAATGTGGCCAAGGAACGTGCCATTGAGATGATTGACAATTATCATAAGTCGTACATAGGATTTGCCCATTGGAAAGAAGCTACTGAAAATTTTGCCCGAAAACATGGGTACGTGAAAAATCTGTTCGGTAGAATACGTGTTTTCAAGGAAACTACAAAGTCCAAGTTCACCCGTAATGAAGCCATGTATTATGCCGAATTAAGACAGGCGGTAAATACCATTATCCAAGGAACTGGTGCGGATATAGTGAAACTGGCTACTATCGCAATGTGCCGGAAGTTCAAGGAACTTAATCTTGATGCCCATTTTTTATTGCAGGTTCACGATGAGGTTCTTATTGAAGTACGTGAGGACCAAATGATGGAATGTGAAAAAGTGGTTATTGACTGTATGGAAAACACCGTCAAACTGGACGTGCCGTTAATTGCCGATGGCAAAATACTTGCAAACTGGGGCGAGATGAAAAATGACGATATTGTTTCTTATCCATACAGATTCAACTATGGTCTAGTAATGGGAGTATTATAAATGGAAAATTACAAATAAACTATGGCTAAAAAACTTTCAGTCCTAAACTCCATGTTATCCAAGTTCAATGATTTAATGGGTGACGGAGTTGTTCACACTGCGGCTACACTACCTAAGTGCCGTAAGATATTAAGCCGTATTCCGGCGTATAACTATGTTACCTGTGGAGGTTTCCCCATAGGAAGAGTTATCGAACATTATGGTGAGAACGGTTCCCTTAAAAGCTATGCTTCCTATGATGCCATAGCAAAATTCCAGCACTATGATTGGGCGAACCATGAGCCTAACGCTTTCAAGTCATTCACCTATAAAGGCGATGATACAATGAGGGAACTGGAATCCTTTGAACTGCGTGACGGTTATAAGCCCAAAAAACCACCTGTGGCACGAAGAGTTGCCCTTGTGGATATTGAGGCTACCTACACTCCCGACTGGGGAGAAAATTTCGGTATTGACAATGAGGGTCTTATTTTGGTAAGACCTACCCTACTTAGTAACTGTGTGGATATTATACAGGCATTGCTTGAAAATGAGGAAATAAGTCTTGTGGTTCTGGACAGTATGTCCGCTATCGGTACTGACGAGGAAATAGGAAAATCTATGGAAGACCAGCAGATGGCTTCCGGAGCACGGTTCTGGAATAAGGCGTGCCGTAAATTCCAAGCTGCCATGAACAGTAATCCGACAAAGGAATCCACCCTTATAGTTATCAATTCGGCATACCAAAAAACGGGCATAGCATACGGCGACCCAGAAGTAATACGTAACGGTGAACAGTTAAAGCGCACGAAATCATTATCCGTGAAATTCAAGGCACTTAAAAAACTCAATGCCAAAGTTGATGAGGGTGAGATTGTAATAGGAAGAAACATATCCATTGAATGTGTGAAAAACAAGGTGGGTGTTCCCCAAAGAAGTGCTACATTCTTTTACGCTTATGTGGACTATGGAGGTACACAGGCATATTCTACTGATGCCTCCGGACAGATAGTTGACCTTGCCATGAAATATAATCTCGTAGAACGTAAAGGTTCTTGGTATGACTATAAAGACCTTCACGTACAGGGTATAGACAATTTTGTGAACGAACTTACAAAATCCGGGATGCTTAAAAAGCTGGAAAAGGAGGTGTACCGTGAGATGTTTTGATGTAACTCCTGTGCTTATTCCTGTGGCGGTGCTTGTGTTTCTTATGGCTCTCCACACTGAGGTAAGTTTTTCACCGTTCCGTATAACTTTCCATAACTGGAGAATGGTTGTAGGTGTGCTTCTTATTACTTTGGGCGTTCACTTGATATGCCAAGGTGAAATCATAAAGTACAAAAAAGAACATATTGAGAAAATCGAATAACTAACAAATCCGGCTGACGGAGTAACAAAGTAGTAACCAATCATAGGTTAGATAATCAGCAATTATACTACTTTAGTACCGAGTTAGTCGGATATTAATATTTGACTATGGGAAAGAAAATTGAAATGACCGAAGATGAATTTAAGAAAATCGTTCTTATTCTCAAATGCAGCAAGAGATATGTCAACTTACCCCCTAACAATTTATTTTTGGGGAACCTTTGGAGGGTGTCCAGTAAACTGGCTGACAAGTTGTTGAAAAGAAACGGTTTTCAAATTGTCAAAGGTACAGGAAGTCGTTATACAGTAAAACCTGTGGAGGACAAAAAACTGGAAACTGACTAAAACTTTACGATTATGGCAAAAGGACTTTTTGGAGGACTGTTTGGTGGTCAAGGACTACAAATGGTTGGTAAACTTACAAAGCAGAACATGGAGAAACTTCAAGCGTCAAAACCCCATGACGAAAAGAACTCGGAAGATTCACCTCTCCGCAAATTACGTGACGCAATCAAAAAGTAATCTCGAAGCCTCATTGGAAAATCCAGTGGGGCTTTATTTTTCAGATTGTTTTCCTCCTAAATTTTTCCTATATTCAAGTATTAAAAATTTCTCACTATGAAAAAAGGAACCGTACATTTCACATTAGGCGATGATGCAGGTAAACTTCTTATGCAAATCGCCCAAGAAGCATTATTATATGAGTTAGACCCAGAAAAAGCTATAAAGGTAATAACCACATCCCTTATGGGGTGTCCGGATAATATCGCTCTCAAGATACTTAAAGGTGATATGGTCTGTGTAGTAATGGACGATAAGCAGACTATTGAGATTGCTACCTATGACAGGTTTTTACATAAGGATTTTCCCAGACCCAACTTGTCCTCGTGGTATGAAAGAAACCATAAAGAGATTGGTGATACGGCAAGGGAATATTACCGGGCGTTGGAACAAATAGCCCGATTTGTGCAAAAACAAAAACTGGAAATCCCGATTAAGGATGTAGTGGCAGTAGTTCTTTCCGCTACAATGAAGGATTGGGAAACATTCCGTGGAAAACTTTCTCACATGGAGGATGTAGAGCGTATAGTTTTAGTAGTGAACCAGTGTACCAAGTTCTTGGACAGAGCTGCCAAACTATATAGAGTGTTTGACTTTATAGATGCCGTTTATCCGGACGTTTCTTGTGATTTGTCAAGAGGCAGACACAATGTAGTTTCCATGTTACAAATAAGGTTAAGTGCTATTATTAGCGGAGAATATTCATCATTACTGAAACAATTTGAAGCCGAGGACGAACAGTTTTCCAAATATATGGAGGGTGCTGAAAACACCAAGGAACTCCTTGCTAAGGAGATACAGCCGGTTTCCATAACTGACAACTATGATGCCGGATGGATTGCACGGGATGGAACCTATTATGGAACAAACGGTTCTTACGCCAATATGCTCCATGCAGCATTGGCTGATGCCATAAGAAGCCGTATGACCATAGAAAACGGCGTTGACCCATTGAAAGATTTCCCACATAAATCTATGGACACTTGGTTATGCGAACAAGGGTGGGTAAAAGTGCACAATAACCATATCCTGTATGACGGGTACATTAATACTGCATACACTAAGAAACCCCTTATTCCGATAAGCGATGAGCAGTTGGAGGCAATATCAAAATACGGAAAGTTCTGTCATAAGGGAATGTTGTTATTCGGACTTACCTATACCCCATGTTCTATGGCTAAACTGGAAATGATGGAACCGCCTATGATTGCTAAACTTTTAGACTTTGGTTTATTATGAAATATTTAAGAGTACATTAAAATGCTTGACTGATGAATAAAGAAATTGAAAAAGCCGCCTATAAGTTTGCGGAATCGCAAAATGACGGAAATGCTTTTACTGCTTACTATAAAGGATTTATTTCGGGTGCACAGTTTAAGGAAAACACTGATAATGTTTCTTTGAACAAGAATACTATTCCACCAATGACAAATTCACTTGGAAAACATTGGGTACAACCAGACCCTAGCGGTTTTGTTTTGGACGATGATTATGTGCTTATGAGTAAACTGGACTTTGACTTATTGCCGGATTATACAAACTCCGAGCCTACGGGTAAGTATAACGGTAAAATGTGGAAAGGACAGTTTAATACTACTAAAGGTAAGAAATGGTTTCTTGCATGGTGTCACGATGAGAATGAGGTTTCCAATCTTATTTGTATTTCTTACCGTGAAATATTGGTAGTATAGATTATATGGATAATTGAATTCTTACAGTTATGAAGAAGGTAGAAGTAGGAACCCTTGATAGTCACGAACTGTTTGAACACAGGGGAGTAATCTATGAGGTTTTATATAAGACGGATTATTGTGTCCGTTGCCAATACCCGAATGACAAATACCGTTACAGGGATAAATGGAAATATCTCTATACCGAGTTTAGTTTATGGACAAAAGTGAACAAGATATGAAAACACTGGTTTTTGATGTAATGCTTGACGGGCGGTTTGTACATACGTTCAGATACCAATATTGCCCGTTGTTCCCGATAGACGAAGAGGAACTGGAGAAGTTTGTCACTGACAGGCTTCCTACGTTAAAAGGAAAAGATTTTAAAATAGTATTTTGATATGAAACAGACAGTAGAAGAAGCAGCAAGAGAAAATATCCTGTTTAATCACAGGACAGTTGACAGAACTTTGTTTGGTAAAGATTTGGCAAAGTTTGGAGAGATGAATTTCGTTCAAGGTGCCGAATGGCAGTCAAAGCAATCTCCTTGGATAAGCGTTAATGAACGGTTGCCGGAAAATGAAGATATGGTATTTACACTCTGTAAGGTGAAGCGCTCTAATAATTATTTTATATGTGTAAACAATTATATAGATGGAGAATGGGAAGCAAAAGCATTAGTGTATTATGATACGGTGTATTATGATACGGTAGCTTGGATGCCCATCCCGTCTTTTGATGATATACTAGAAGCCAACAGAGATGTACTTGAACGGATTAAAGAGAAAGGAGATTGAATATGAGGTTTATATTAATTATACTTATGGCAACCACGATGTTATCTTGTAAAGGTGATATGGAACATAGATTAAAAGGTGGAATGGTTATTACTGTTAAGGGAGATACCATAAAGTTTTATGGAGGAACGTTGACTTATAAATGCTTTGGTGAAAGAGATATTAGGAGTGTTGTAATTGATGAATCAAAATATAAAGAAGATTAGCTATGGCAATAAAGATTATTAAAGAAGCTAATAAGAAAAATCCGATTTACTTCCGGCGTTGTGACAGATGTGGATGTGAATTTGAGTTTGAGAAATCGGATATACACAGTGAGTTTTTTGACCAAAGAGAAGGGTATAATGTAATATTTATCCCATGCCCTTCCTGTGGTAGCACTACTGGAGTTAAAGAAAAGATAATACGCTATGAGTAAAGTAACAGATATTAAAACAGAGAAGGAGGAATAAATTATGTGTAATTCAATAGAATGGGGCAGATGCGAAATATGTGGAAAAGAAACCCAGTTGGAACGTACTTATTTTTACTATCCAATTCATTGTGAATGTTGTGGCAATAAGGAAAATAGACATTTTGAAATGATAAGACATTGTAAAAAATGTCCTGCCCCTATGCCTAAAGAAATACATCCACTATGTAAGGCAATGGACGGTAAGACTTATCATGCGAGTGTTTCCAATATGCTTCCCATTGATATTCATGGAGAGTTTATTATAAATGAGCGAATAATTAAGGAGGAATAACTATGGGATTTACAACACCGTGTTTCATACGCAAAAATACTGATAATATTAGAAATAGATTAAAAGAACTTGGCTATTATTGTAATCCATATTTAGGTTGGCATAATCTATGTACTTGTATGTTTGGAATTATTTCGGTTTATTCATGGCGCGATGATGATATAAATGCTCTTAAAGAAATAGATGTCCTTGTTGATTGCGGAGCTAACGAGGAACTTTTCCTAGCTATCGCTGCATTAAGGGATGATACGGACAAGTACCAATGGTTTACCGATGGGGATTTATGGTTTAAATGTGGTGATGAAGTATGTAATGAAGGTAGAAAAATACACAAGGCTACTGTAAACGAATTGATTGAACATTTTAAAATAAAGGAGGAACAATGAAAGCAAGAGTAAAAGCAACAGGGGTTTTGGTAGATGTAATTCCCAAAGTAAATGTCAACGCTCAACATAGCGGAGATAATCTATATGTATGTGATAACATGGTTTACAGAGAATGCGAACTTGATTTTTTGAATGTTGGGAATTTAGTAATTGATTGGGAACAACGTAGGTACGAATTAGCGAAAGATATTATTAAGGCTGTTATAGCAGATGACCGTGGGGGTAATTCTGATGCAATCGCTAAATATGCGGTTAATTGCGCTGATGCACTAATTAAAAGATTAAAGGAGGTAAATAATGGATAGCGTACAGACACAAACACTTTCCATTAAAGGACATGGAGGTGGTGAAGCGTATATTGACTTTTGCGATGGACAATTGTGTGTTTCTGTTGTTATAGAAGGGAAGCAAGCGGATTTTAGCTTTGAACCTGTTACTCTAGGAATGTTTGCCCATGCTTACAAACTGCATTGTGAAGAGTGTAAAGCCTATGAAAAACGTAACGAAAATAGCCAAGAAGTCAGCCGGACTTAGCCAAAGATGTTCGATTTGCCCACTTTTGAGAAGCTGTACTCCAGAAATAAACAGAATTTGTTTTGACAGCTTTGTGGAGGGATTCAAGAAAGGAGCCAAGGCGGCAGAAAAAGAAATAAACAAGAAATTTAAATCAGAAATATGATAGATGCTTGCGTACTTACAACATTAATAGAAATACTATTTCCCCAAGAAACAGTATTTAATTGTTTTGGTGTAGCAGTAACGTTCCTACAATGGAAGGTTCCCAAGACTGGTCTTTGTTTTGAGGCGGTTCAAAGAAATGGAAAATGGGGTTGTGTTACTTCATTTATGGCAAGTACCCATGGGTATGGACATCCTCTTACCCGTTCTGACTGTGTGCATGATACTTTGGAACAAGCTGTAATGCACGCATGGAACAAAGAAGTTCTTCATGGGTTTAATATGGGAAAAACCAATTGGGAAACTCATGCTCGTAAAGAGTATTCCAAGTGGCTTGAAAGTTCTGATAAAATTTCTTATTTTAGTGTACAAAACTTATTTTAGGAATATGACTGAAAAACAAAAACAGCAGTATCTTACTGCACAACAGGCGAGGGAAATCGCCACCACTCCTTACAGGGAGGTATTTACCAAAATAAAAATGGCTGCTGAAAGCGGCAAGTGTTCATTGACGATAGGATTCTGTACGGATGTGTCCGAGTTGGTAGAGATACTTAAAAGTGTTGGTTACTCTGTAACTCTTACCACCAGTTACAGGGATAGCGTAATGAAGATTCACCGGATATATTCTATACAATGGTAAAGAGTAAATTCGGGTATCTGAACAAACTTATGGACGGTTCCACTACTACACGGGAGCGTTCCAAAAAACAGGAAAGTCGTATAGCTAAAAAACTCCGTGGCTATACGACTATCAATTCAGGAGCCACATTCGGGCAAAATGATGTGATTACTGATTTTTGTGAAATTGAGGCAAAAACCACAGCCCATGAATCATATAGCCTTAAATTATCCGAGTGGGTTAAACTGAAAAAGAAATGTTCGGCTAAAAAAATTCCTATCTTTGTGGTGGATTTTGAGAAATCCCGTGACAGCCTTGCTATTCTTACTTATGAGGACTTACAATTTTTGATTGAACTTGCGTATAAGGATAACAGTTAGGGGGTTTTGTTATTTCCATAAAAATTTGTATATTTAACTATGCCGAAAATAAACTTATACCGTATATTCCGCTTTGAATATAAGAAACAACAACACGGGTTGTTTAAAGTGGTGGAATATTCACAAATGACTGATGGTACAGGATTCCGGAAAAGAACACTCCGAAAAAATCTGGATTTGAGCACCGCAGAGAGTATAATTTATAACTTAGAAAAATCACATAAACTTTTTTAATCTCACAAAATGGAAAAATATTACTTTTTGAGAACTCTCGTAGAAGAGGGTAGACAACGTTGTAAGGCACTTAACGGTCAGACTTTTGAAGATGGTACTAAAATCGACAGCACGGTAAATGTAAGTGCCGACAGGTCTTTAAGGGATGCGTACCCCACGGGTACAACCTTTGTGACCGATATGCTCAAGCCTGCCAGTAAGTATTATCAGGCAGGAAACATCTTTCCTATCGGTATTCTTGATGCTGATTATCGGGACCCGAAACATAAGCCTACCGAAGAAATGGTTAGAGCCTATGAAATATTTATAGGTACTTCCACCTCTTCTTATGATTCTGGCAGTTCAGATGAAAAAAAGGACACCAAGACTTCCTCCAAAACTTTATTGGGGAAGATGAAAACAAATCCGGAATTTAAAATCCCCTCTATCGGTTCAGAGGGTTTCTATGTAGATTCAGATGTATGGTATCTGCTTATGCGTAATATTCAGAATCAGGTGAACACGATGCTTATCGGTGCTACGGGTGGTGGTAAGACCGAACTTGTGTTACTTGCCTGTAAGAAACTTGGCATATCCTGTTCTGTCTATGATATGGGTTCCATGTATGACCCAGTAGCCGGACTTTTAGGTGTACACCGATTGCAAAAGGGAGGTGTATCAGTATTTGACTATGCCAAATTTACAAGGGATATATCCAAACCGGGTGTAGTGCTTTTGGACGAGTTATCCCGTGCACCCGTTACTACTAATAACATTCTGTTTCCCTGTCTTGACAGCCGTAGAAAACTTCCTGTGGAAATTGCCGGCGGTGAGGACTTACGTGAAATAGAAGTGCATCCGGAATGTTGTTTTGTAGCAACTGCCAATGTTGGTGTGGAATATACGGGTACAATGAGTATGGACCGTGCACTTGTAGGACGTTTCTTCCCTATCGAATTATCATATATGCCACCGGAACAGGAAAACAAGGTTTTGGTAAAACGCTGTGGAATTTCCCTTTCGGACGCTACAATTATTACAAAGGTTGCAAACAGTTTGCGTAATATGTATAACAAACAGGAGATAAGCAGTTCCATTTCCACCCGTGAAACTCTTATGGTGGGTGACTTGGTTGCTGACGGATGGGATTTGGTACGTGCTATGGAACTGGTTCTTCTTCCTCTTTTTGAAGGTACTCGCTCCGATGGAGAACGTGGTATCGTATGCAGGGTGATTAGTAGTAGATAAAAATTTCTTGCCTATGGCAACAAGTAATCAATTTCCCGTAGACAAACCTAAGAAAAAGACCTACGGTAGCTTGTGGTATAACGGGAAACGCATCTTGAAAGATAGGGCGTTTCCTATACTTAATGCCAAGAAATCCGAGTTGCTTAAAACCGGGTATTATAAAAAGGAACTATTTAAAATAACATATTGACTATGGCTGTGGATAAAGATATGGTTGTCACCGATGAAATCGTGGACGAACTTTTGGAAGATTGGTTGGAACGTGACGGTAAGGCGTTCACACATATACGAAAAGAGGGGAAACTTGATTGGGAAAGTACCTTGGAAGAGGGAAGTGCCTATTCTTCCTACTATCTGGAATGTGCTGATGAAGCAGAACTGATAAAGCGTGCATATCCTCTGGCACGTGATATGATAACTTCTATGGATATTCCCTACAAGGTAAAAGTTGTAATTCATAACGGGGAGGACAGTTTCACTGACTTTCAGAAAGTACAGGTTTCCACCATAATGCTTACTGACAAGGCTCTTACTGTTGGTGAACGGTTGGACGTATTTTTGGGGACCACTGTACATGAGGGATGCCACTTGTTGTACACAAACAAGGAACGTCTGACTTCTATCGGTAACAGAATCATATCCCGATTATTCAATATACTGGAAGATGAACGTATTGAGAAACTTTGCGGTGATTTGAAACCGGGTTTCGCACGATTCTTGGAACGAAGCAAATATTACTGGTTTGACAGTTACTACTTGGATTATGTCGCTCCCAAAAAAGAAAAATCGGAACTTAATGATTTTGAGGTTCTTCTCAATCTTATACTGGAGATTGTCCGATACCCTAAATACATAGATGAAGCCGAGATAGTAAAGTATGCTCCATATCTCGTTGAAATAAAGAAAGTGCTTTTACCCTATCCAGTAACTACTAAGGAAACGGTTCTCGCTGCCTATAAGGTTTTTGATATTCTTAAAGAGTTCTATAAGGACAAACTTGAAGAGGAAATGAAAGAGGATTCCGCTTCCGGAGGAGGACTATCGGGTGTGGAGGTTGAGAAACGAATGGCATCCGACAGTTCGGATATACTTGACAAACTTGACCGTTCAATGCCGGACCGTATGGATGACTCCAAAATTGCTGATGCCGTGAAAAAGGACAGAGGTTTGCTTGGAGATGTATGTGAGGGCACAGTAGATATGGGAGGAACCAAGGATGCCTTTTTCAAATTTCCTCCTACTAATGAGGAACGGTACAAGGAATCACTTGCCAGAGTTAAACGTTATGCTCCGGCAATATCCAAAGTTATACGTTGCCATTGTAAGGAATACCAGTACATACACCGCTCTATGAGAAGCGGTATGCTGGATACTTCCAAACTTGCCGAAGCCGTACAGGGTGTTCCTACCGTATATATCCGACAAGGTGAAGTAAGGACTGACGGTGTAAGTGTGGGCGTGCTTATTGACGAGAGTGGTTCCATGTGCGGTGGTAGAATAGAAGCTGCCCGTGATACTGCCATACTTATCAATGAGGCTTTGGGGGATTCTCCAAAAGTGGAACTGTTCATTTACGGTCATTCGGGTGACAGTCGTTTTGACGGTGCTACCGAACTAATGATTTATCGTGAAAAAACTTTCAAGCCAAGGTATTCCCTGGGTTCTGTTGAGGCAAGATGTGAAAACAGGGATGGTATTGCCATACTTGAAACCGCCCAGCGTATTCGCAAACAGACACAGAATCATGTTTTGCTGTTTGTTCTATCAGACGGTGAACCGAGTGCTTCCCGTTACAGGGGCAGTAAGGCGATAGAACATACAAAGGAATGTGTGGATAAAGTAGAGAAAATGGACTTTACTGTAATTCAGGTCTGTATTAATATGTGTTATGACCCAAAGACAATGTTCAAACATTGGGTTGTGCTTGAGGACATGAGTAATCTCGCTTTCAGCTTAGGGAAAGTAATCAAGAAAGCTACTCTAAGTGCAGCAAAAGTTCATGTTTTATAAACAGCATTTTGGAAACTAAAAAATATTTGTTATCTTTGAAACATCAAATCGGAGGTTAAATGATGTTCTAGGAACAGCGTTGGATTTGTGAGATTGCCGATGCTGTTCCACTTGGTTCCATAGCTCAGTTGGATAGAGCAACGCCCTTCTAAGGCGTGGGTCAAGTGTTCGAGCCACTTTGGAATCACCAGACTCTCTGATATTTGTAATTTTCCATTCCGTGTTAGGAGCAGTTCAGAAATGGCTGCTCCTTTCCTTTTAACTTAAATAAAAATGACTAGAGGTGGTATAGGGAGGTTACTCCGTAAAACTATAAAAGGTTCTTCCGATGAGAAACCTTTATCAATTTCTGATAAGATAAATTCTGCCTGTGTAAACGGGGTTACTTCTGCCAGTATATTTTCCGTTTTGGGAATCCGCAGAAAGATTAAGAAACTTCTTGGTATAACAGAAGATTTTAACCGTGATATTTTCTTTATGGAGTTCATGGATTTCTATATGACTGTAATGGCTCCGGATAAACGTGCAGAAGGTGTATTTCACCCGTCACAATTATTGGACGGATGCCCAAGGCTCATGTACTATGACTTATGTAGGCTTCCTCCCAGTGACGTTAGGGTTTCCACCATCACGGGGGAACTTCAAAGAACATTCGATGTGGGTACATGGTATCATGTATATATGCAGGCTATACTTTATAAAATAGGACTTCTCGAACAGGCGGAAGTTCCAGTAGTGAATAAAGACCGTTACATAAATGGTAAGGCTGATGGTGTATTCAAGAAATCGGTATTCGGGGAGAAAGTGGTTTTGGAAATAAAGACCATGAACTCTTTCTTTTACAGAAAAGCGATATTCCGTCCATTTGCCAAACATGAGTTTCAGGCATCCCTGTACGCTAGAGAACTAGGTGCTACTAAAGTTCTGTACCTGTACATAAACAAGGATACTTCCGAAATAAAGGATTTCCTCATGCCCGTAAATGAAACGGAGTTGGAAAAAGCCGATGAAAAGATGAACACTATTATTGACTGTGTGGAAACTAAAACTCCTCCTGCAAGAATTTGTCCGGACGCCCATTGCAAGGCTGCTTTGAGCTGTCCTTATACAACTTATTGTTTTAAACATTAAATCTCACAAATTATGCCAGTAAGAAAACCTAAAGAGGAATCTTCTCCGTTAGAAAGATTCCGTAAAGTATTTGCCGAGGTAGAGGCTCCAAAAGGAGGTTTACCCACAATGCCAGTAACCATAGCGGAAACAAGTTCTACCGAACTGGGTAACATGATTGCCAAATATTCCGCATGGCGTGAATTTACCGAGGATAGACACATGGAAGCTTGTGCTGTTTATGCCCAATGTAAGTCTGAATATGACTTAGCGTGTGATAAGGCGATGCTGTCCGCAGGTGGTGGTACTGTAACCGAAAGAAAAACTTCCGCTAAAGTAACTCCCGAAGTGGAGAAGTTGAATAAGAAACTTCTGGAAGCGGAAATATTCCGTGACCTACTTGCGGGAAAACTCGAATCATTCAGTAATGTGCTGGCAATGCTTAGTAGGGAACTGACACGAAGAGGTGTCGAAAATATGTAGACTTATGCCCCATAATCCTAGTTGTTTCCCTTTGGGAAGCTATATAAAAAGTGTATATTCAGGCAAGGTATATCAGATTACCCAGTTCTACAAAAACGGGATGTGTAATCTTTATCAGCCTTACCTAAATTCTAATGAAAACTGGAACGCCTGCAATAATCCACATTTTGTAAGAGTAGATATTCCAGTGGAACTATTAACCGTTTTAATGTAATGCCTAAAAGAAGTATCGGTAGGAGATTACGACCTAAGAAGGAAGTTATCCGTAAGAATAATGTAGTGGTTAAGAAACCAACGTCAAAGAGCTGTTGGAAGTCATTTGAAAGAGAAGTTGCCAAACATTTCGGTACAAAGAGAGTTCCATTGTCCGGAAGTAATAGCGGTCATAATACTAACAGCGACACGCTTCATCCCAAACTGTACATTGAATGTAAGGTTAGGGGAAAATCCGCTATATGGACTTTGTTCGAGGATACTAGGAACAAGGCTAAAGTGGAGAAAAAAATTCCCATTATCGCTTTGCGCCAAAAAGGTGGTAAAGGATACCTGCTTGTTATACGTCCGGAAGATTTACATAAGATTTCAAAAATACAACTTGAATCTGTGGAAGTAGACGAATAATTGTTATATTTGCACTATTCAAAGTCACGCTGGGTAAAATCGTAGTAATTATGGAAGCAATTAATGAAGTACAAGAAAAAGTCACTACCCTAAGATGCAGTTCATCTACTGATGCCAAGAAATTGGCTGGTAGTATTTATTCTACCTACCAAAGCAATCCCGATAATGATATTATAATAAGAGTTATTGGTGCGGGTGCGCTTAACCAAGCTATTAAGGGTGCAATTATAAGCAATAAATTTTTTGCTAAAAAGGGAATATTGATAGGTGTCCAGCCGTTTTTTCAGGATGCGTCCTTGAATACTACTGCTATTGGACTTAAAATATTCTTTTTAAGTATATAATTTCGCAGGTTTTATTTGGAAGAATAAAAGTTTTTAGTACATTTGCACAAGCGGTTTTTACAGCTAATCGCTTTATAAATGAATACTGCTGGACTTTTAAATTTTCACTATTATGGGAACAACTAGAGGTGGAGGCGGTGGTGGCGCTGCCCGTACTGCTCGTAGAGGCGGTGGAGGTGCTACTCGTAGAACTGCTACCCGTGGTGGCGGTGGAGGTGCTACTCGTAGAACTGCTACCCGTGGTGGCGGTGGACGTAGAACTTCTACTCGTGGTGGACGTAGACGTTAAGCCCTCCAAAAGTATTCACAAAAAGCCTGCTATTTACATAGTGGGCTTTTTCTATTTAATAAGATTATGAAAAGAGAAAAAGTAGTTTTGCTGTTTACTGGAGGTTTTGAAAGCCTGTATAATCTGGATAAACTCTCCAAATCGTATGATATTCATTTGTTCTATGTTGACTATGGGCAGGACAATATCGAAAAAGAACTGTCCGCAATAGGTTATTATATTGAAGTCTATAAAGATTCCGTCAAGAGTTTCCGCAAAGTAACTTACCCCTTACAGTTTGAGCCTATTCGTGATAAGGATGGTAACGTGCATAATGTGGATATTCCCTGCCGGAATCTTTTGTTTCTTTCTATGGCAGGTAATTATGCTACTGCTATGGGAATAAAGAAAGTGGCATACGGTGCTGTGGATTTGGGAAGTTCATGGTTTGACGGTGGTTATCTTTTCTATGAAGAGGCAAGATATTTGTTCGCCAAATCTTATAAGATTAAACTTCTTGCTCCGGCAATGAATGTGCCGTTTGTAAAGCTGGCTAAGAAACTAAGTACGCTAGATTACTCGCATCTTACTTTTTGCCCCGATGGGGAAAACGAAAAGCGCAATTGCGGAGTATGTGACAAATGCCAGAAAGTAATAACTTCATTACGTAGGGAAAAATGGAGCGCAGAGTTCTTGAAGAAGGTAATGAGTTGAGTAAAAGAAAAGCCACTCTGTTCTTTTCCGCATCATCCGTAGGTGACTATACCACATTACGGGATTTCGGTATAAAGGACACGTTGGTTTCTTACTTCTACTTGAGAAAGTCACTCAAATTTTACCCACCGCAATTGGAGAAACAACATAAGGAAGGTGGTATATTTATGACGGACTCCGGAGCTTTCTCCTTTATGGGTAAAAAAGTGGAGCATAAAATGACTACCGAAGAATACTGGCTTCCTTATTTGGAGGAATACGTGGCTTGGTTGCATGAAAATAAAAAGTTTATATTTGTCGCTGCAAACCTTGACTTGGACATGATTGTAGGTAGGGAAGTTGTTGACCGATGGAATGAAAAATATTTCAAACCGCTCGAAAAGGATATAAACGTAGTATATGTGGTGCATCAGGACGCACAGGGTGACAAGACTGGTCTGTTACGCCTTAAAGAGTATTGCCAGCAACATAACTACGTAGGATGTAACCAGACTATGAAAGATAATGCTGCCGAGATATATCGCATTACAAATGCCTATGGAACAAAAGTACATGGGTTTGCTTGGACCGAAATGAACCTGTTGCAAAGATTCCCTTTCTTTTCCGTGGATTCTGTAACATGGTTGGGAGGTACTCGTTTTGGTACTACTTATAACTATGACGGGAAAAATTTCAGCACCATTGACTACAAACATAAGTACAGAAGAAAGGCTAACCGTATCAAATATGAGGATGCCGGGCTGAGTATGGAAGATATACGTGGTGAAAAGCGTATTCCTATAAATAACATGAACCTGCTAGGGTGGTTGGGATTCCGCAGGGAATTTCTTAAAATCGCTCACTGCAAGCTAAAGAATAAACCTGTTTTGTATTACGATAAAACAAGAAGATAGTATGGCAACTGATACAATTGAAAAAAGAATCGAGGCTGTTCGTGGTACGGAGGATGCTGATTTGTTGAAAAGACATTTGTGTCCTTTCTTTGAAAAAGGGGGTTATCCCGACTGCATGACTTGTAGAAAAACCGAGGATAATCTTCTTGACTGTCGGGAGTATTATCTTAAGCGGATAAAAACTCTCCCTATGGATATATGGTGTGAGGACTTTGACAAGTTTATTGTCAATACCCGTGACAAGGTATCTGTAAATGAGATTATAGGCGTAGGAATGAACTGCAATTCCTGCTACATTTATGACAAGTGTCCTATGTACAGAAAGGATTTTGCCTGTGGTATAGACTGGGGTGACAAGAAACCTGCCACACCTGCCGATATGATGGACTTCCTTATTGACATCCAGTATGAAAGAGTAAGAAGAGGTTCTGTTATTGAAAAGGTTGACGGTGGTGTCGCTGATGCCGGACTTTCCGGAGAGATTGACCGCCTTAATGATTTGATGGCTGCCAAAGCCGAACTGGGAAGAGAACGAATATCGGTAAATATCGAGGCTAAAGGTGCTGCTGGGGGTGCTGCCACTTCTGCCGGCGGTGGTATCTTATCCAAAATATTCGGAGGTGCTCCCAAGGAAATAGAACAACCGTCCACCATATCCATTCCGGCAAAACCGTCCTCACGTGAGGATATAGTTGATGTGGAGGAAATAGTGGAGGAAAAGGAAACCGAAAAAGTTTCACGTAAAAGAAAACGGCAATGAGAAAACCGAAACGCAGACTACATTCTACAAAATATCATAAGAAACCTAGACAGTTATGGAGAACAAACGTACCCAAGAACTCTTCCGCTACTTAGTGGGGAGTTCTATTGAATTTAGAGTTCCCAAAGGTTGTGAAAAGCCTTTGAAATCCTTGACCGGAACTAAAAACAAGATTGTAGAAAACACACGTCTGGCTGAACTTGCCGGAGGTGTTATATGTATTTCTCTCTTGGGGGAAATGGCTAACTATTACCGACACCAGACTTACTACCCTATGGTAAGGGGGAATATCACGCTGGGAAGATACTACGAACGTATAAACGACTACTTGGATACTCCTACCGAGGAACGTGCCGAAAGACTTATAGACCTTTTGCGTAGTGAGAAACCTAAATTACGTGATACGATTGTAAATGCCATAGGATATTTTTGTGGTATCTACAAAAGTAAGAGAGAAATGTTTTCTCCTTACCTTAACCGTTCGGAAAAATTATTTGTCTTATCATTCTAAATATAACCATTATGAAAATAAACTGCATTTATCCCGGCTATATGGGTGAGGTAAACCGATTCGGAATCGGTATGCCCTGTACTTTTATCCGTTTATCAGGATGTAACTTGAGATGTTATAAGTCAACCAAAGGGGTTCTTTGTGATACTCCGGAGGCATTGGAAATGAACAGTGGAACTGAAATGGGACTTGACGAAATACTAGCCACGTGCCATGATATAGGGCATAACATCATTTGCCTTACAGGTGGTGAACCATTGTTGAAGCGCCCAGATATTCCTAAGTTGATTACAGACCTCATTCAAGCTAACTTTCTTATCGTGGTAGAAACTAACGGGTCTGTTTCCCTAGCCAATTATGTTCCTTTCAGAAATTACTATGGTGACATGGGCGGAGAGTACGTAAATCGTATATCTTTTGTGGTTGACTATAAACTAGGCAGTACAGGAGAAACTACAAAAATGCGCTCGGAAAACTGGGTGCTTATGGATGAACACGATTATCTTAAATTTGTCATAGATGATATTTCCGACTATGAACAAATGAAAGAATGGATAGGTGCACACCCGAAATTTAAAGGTAAAATAGCTGCCGGACTTATGTGGGGTTCAAAACTTACTTATGCCGAACTTATGGAAAACCTATCCAAGGATAACCTGTCAAGTTTTGTCATATTGAATATGCAGGCACACAAGATGGGATGTATGTATGATGTGTTCAAGAATCAAATTAATAAAGTATATATTCCAAAAGACTTGTAATTAAGAATATTATTTGTATCTTTGAAACGGAACAGAATTTCGTAGTTGACGTTTCAAAAATGTGTAATATTTAAAAGTTTAACAAAATGGCTAAAATTGAAAACTTAACAATCCTCAATCCGGCAGATAAGACACATTTGTATGCTGTTGCGATTGGTAAGGGTGCTCCGGCTGATGTTGACGATAGATTGGTTACGGACACTCATGTATTTAAAGTAGGTTCACAGTACACTGACTTGACTGGTAAGAAACTCTATATCCGTGTGGATACCAAAAAGGCTGTGGCTGATTGGGCTGAAATCGGTGGAGCTGGCGGTTAAAACTTGTTTGTTTGTGCAATAAATGATTGTAATTTAATTGGTTTTTGAAAGAGGAGCTTGAGAAAGTTCCTCTTTTTTTGTGCCTATTCGGATAAATCTATTATATTTGCATCGGTCAAAGCAATAAAGTCATTTTTAAGCCTATGGATGTCCTGCGTAGATTAGTTCGGTTGTATGCACCGTTTATCTGTACTATAACAGCCTACATTCACGGATACAAATTCTTGAATGGTTCGCTGACAGACAGCTTCGTGTATAATTGTTCAATCAATGCAGGATTTTCTGTGATAATGATTCTTTATGTTATGGCTACTGCTAAGCGTATGTGTATTTGGTATAAGATGAACTTGGGATGCCTGCTAGGAATATGTGCTTGTTCTTTCATTTATAAATACACACCTATAAGCGAGGTTGTGTACTTCTATGCCGTAACGCTTTTGTCCGGCATAGGAATAATTTTCTTCCTCCTTACTCTTATCACTTACAGACTTTTCAAATCCGTATAGGTACAAACATTAATCAGTACAAGGATTACTTCAAGTCCATATTGTTTTATATTGGACAACGAGAACGGTTTGTGGTTCAGATGTGCAATGTACAGAAGTATAATCTTCGTATTCTTATGCAAGCCGAATCTCTCCCTAATATTCCTCAGATGGTTGTCAACAGTGTGGCGTGAGATACATAGCCTGTCAGCAATCTCCTTCTCAGACGAGCCACTGGCTAATAATTTCACTACTCTTAATTCAGCTTCACTGAAATATGATGTATTTACGTCATTGACTGGGTTTTTCATATACATTACTTTTGGGGTGTTATTACAAAGGTAACAAATTAGTTAAGAGAAAGGTTTAACTGGAATATAAAATGAATACCATGATTGAAATGTACGACCGCATAATGAGCGTCGTTGAAGAAGTTACAGGAATCTCCAAGGATAAGATTCTAACCTCTAATTGTGAGGAATGTGTGGATGCCCGACACATTCTAGTCTACATACTGGGCAACCGTAGTTTCTCAGATAATAAAATCGCGGAGCTTACAGGACTTACACGTCCGGGTGTATGTATTATACGTAATAACTTTAAATACAGGCGTAAGCGTTATTTTGTGAATCTGAACTATGAGAGAGTTTACGCTAAAGTGTTCGACAGTAAAGAAAAAGTAAAGGGCTAGTAACTTATTCCTTTCCCAAGAGAGAATGTTTAGCGAACTTTGAACCAATTCCTAATGAGAGGAAGATTTCTAAAAATTATCATTAAAAACTTACTATTATGACAGCGGAAGAATTAATGACCATCGCTAACATGGGTAAAGGAACTGACATGAGTTCTTACGAACATTTTATGATGGCTGAGAAATCAGCTAGACGACCATCAGGTGTTGGTATCGCAGGTCTGGCAATTGGTAGTACCGCACTCCTTGCAGCCGTAGGCGCATGGATTTTCGGTGGTGTTTATGCCAACTCACAGAGCAAGGGCAACCAACGTGCTATTGATATTCTGGCTACTACTGCTTTGGCAGAACGTGCTGAGAGAGTTAACCACCAGAATAACCAGACTCCTAACAATCTGGATATTATCCGTATCATCACTAATGCACAAAGTGGAGCAGGCGCAGGAGCAGGTGCTAATGCAAGTGCTTTGGCTCAGGCAGAGGCTTTGGCTTTGTTACTGAACGGTGGTTCCGGAAGAAACGGACAGGTTAATCCTCAACCCGTAGCTTTGTATCAACCGGCTATGCCTTGTTGCTGCAACACTGGATGCGGATGCAATCAGTAAAAACTTCGGGAGTTCTCTAAATAGGGGAACTCCCTTTAACCCGTTTAAACATGATTTGGAGTAACAATAAAGTGAAGTTGGAAATGCTTAAAGGACTGAGAACAAGTAGTAAGATGTCATTGAAGATGTCCTGTCTGGCTATTGCAAACGGTGATTTGAAAAAGGCTACGGAAATGTATGATTTCTTTGCTAAAGATATGCAGTTGCCAGATACCGACCCAGTAGTACCTACTACTTTCCAACAGATAAAGGAAACTGCCGGAACTATTCTCGGATGGTTCAACGAACATCAGGATGATGTTACAAGAACATTCAACTTTATACAATCCATAAGGAAAGGTGAGCCGATTATCAATACTCCGACCACACCTCCCGTGGATATTCCTCCGTTACCTACTGAATAAAATTTAGAATATTATGCAGGCATTTGAAATGAAATTGTTTATCTACGCTGAAACAGAACAGGAAGTAGAAGAATGTAGAAAAGCGGTACACGCATTTATTGAGGAAAATCGCAAAGAAGGGCGTGCAGTTACTGCAAGCAAACTTACCACCGCATTAGGACGATGGAAGTCCAATATGTTTGTAAAGACAGGAATTATTAATTTCTTAAACAGTTAAAGTTATGGCTAAAGAAGGTTGTGATAAAAATTGCGCTACCTGTGATATAGGTAATAGAGCGTATTGCGCAGTACAGCTAGGTTTGAAGAATCAGGAGCTACTTATGAACATGCAGACTATTGTTTCAGGACTGATTCAGGTTTTGACCCCTATCCTAACACCGGGTAGCGCCCCTATACAGTCACCGAATTTGGGCGGTGACGTACCTGCCGAGGAAAAACCCAAGGCGGAAGAAGCCCCAAATAAAAAATAAACCTAATTGAATAAGGATTATGATTAACGTAACACCTATTGCAATTTCGGCTAACTCCCAGCAATATGCGGTGAGTATAACCGAGAACCTTTGCCAATGCTATTGTCTGAACGCAACGGTTCAACCACAGGCTGACGTGAAATTTTCCGTAGCCAGCCAGCAAGTTCTTAACGGAATGACGTATCTTACTATTTTGGCTAAAGGTAGTATTACCTACATGCCACGAGGTAACAACCCTAGATGCTGCTGCCGGCCTCTTACAAGAATGTTCACTGAGAGCTTCGATGTTATTTTTGCAACTGCCGAAACAGCCGCACCTACTCTTACAGTAGGAGAAACTCTTGAATCGGCCGCTAATGTGAAATGTAACGGAAACGTACATGGGTATAACTTGCTTACACCTGTGACTATTGCATTTGCTACCGCAGCAGAAGCCGCTTCTGTAGCCGTAGCTAAGAAATAAGAATGATTGACTTAATCTACATAATGCTAATAGCCGTCCTATTCAACCATTTGGGGCTTGCAGAAATCATAACCTTTCATAGTAAAAAGAACGTGGTTTTGAATTGTTCCAAGTGCCTTACCTTTTGGACGACACTGGGATACTCCCTGTTCATTACCGGGCAGGGGGTTATTCCCAGCCTCTTTTACTCATTCACTTTGGCGTATCTGGCATTATGGGTTGAGCTTCTTCTTAATGTTTTTAACTACTATTACACCAAAAGTTATGGGAAAATATATCAAGCCGAGGACGATACAACAAGTTCCTCCGAAAGTGATAAACTGCCCTAATTGCGGAAAATAAAAACTAGGACGATTATGACTAAAGATGAATTGATGGACAAATTCTGTTCCGTCTTTAATGAGGCTACCACAGCAAATGATGCCGAGGATATTAAAATATCCCTATTGGCGTTTAAAAAGGCTTTCACTGTTCTTGCTGATGTAAATCCGAGAATGGCTAAAGAAGTTCTTGAATGTTATGAGGGTACTCTTAAATACTATAACTTCCTTACTGAAAATGAAGCCGAGGAAATCGTTGCTGCATTTCAGAATCAGGATGGTAGTAAAGGACCCAAATGGCGTGACCCCGATGAGCTGTTTGAAAAGGTTGAGCAACATGATGGTAGGGTTGAATGTGAACCTTACTACAACAAATGGGCATTGTATGTTGCAATGAACAAGGCTGCTTCCGACCAGAACAGTGTTATCTTGAAATGGATTGGCGATGATAAGGACAAATACATTATCGCTTGCTATGACCTTGCTTTGACTGACTTGAAGGACAAAGACCGTCCCTACTGGATTAGAAAATATTTCCATGTAGAAAGTAAATTCTAAAAATTTATTCTAAACGGGTGCTAGGGTGGTTACTGTGAAGTAGTCACCCTACTTTATGGCGTTTTGTAAGATACCTTATTTTTTGTATATTCAACCGTAACTAAAACAAAATGCCATGATAAGTTTAGGAATTATGACTGTCACACAGCTAAGTTTAAATTTTACTGAGGTTATTGAGGAATTTCCCATAGTAGTGCGCAGGAGAATATTTGATGAAATAAAAGTTATCGAAAAGCAGTTTGCAAAGGAGAAACTATGTGGAGAGATTCAAATGAAAACCGACCGTTTCATATCTCCCGAACAGGCTGTTATGTTTCTTACTAAAGCTGCCGGCTGTGAATATACTTATGAAGATGGTCTGTCCTTTAAGGATTTTGCTTCTTGTGAAGTGATATTCTACAATATAGAAAAAATTCCTTTGGGATGCTCGTTCAGTATTCAGAAAACCATTCCGATGAAGAATACCGAGGATGCCTATGTTTTAATCTGTAAACTTACTCCGTATGCTTAGAGAGGGAATGATTGTTACTGTACACCATGATTGCGGAGTGGTTACAGGTCCGTACCGTATTATAGAGGTACAGGGTGACAGTCATACGGAACCGTCTTTTTCTGATGCTGTCGAATTGGGTTCCGATGCTCCAAAGTCCAAGCCTCATTATCATTTGCTATGTAGAAAAGTCGGTGAGAGATACGGTTTCTACCGGCTCATAGGTTATGACGATACATTGCAAGATGTATGGGGTGGCAGTCATTTAGTTATTGAGAATGAATTATCTATTAATCTTATAATGCTATTGATACAATGAATGTAGAAGAAATTGCGTCTTGGGTTCTTTATAACTCAGACCACTATGTTGTGGGTTGTGTAGGTGATGTTCCCAGACGTTCCGGAACTTTTGCAAACGGGCAGTATATTCCCCTTATAAAAGTCAATGATACGTACTATTACGTGAAGTATGTGGAGGGAAATGCAGTAGTGGACTATAATAATCCGTATGAATATGACGAGGGATGAAGTGGGTAAACAACTTGTCAGCCAGTTTACCCGTTTACACACATACGCAAAATTTCTATGTAAAGACCCGGATGTAGCCGAGGAATTATTTCAGGACACCTGTTTAAAGGTACTGGAAAACTATGATAAGTATGAGGACGGTACATTTTTCGGGGCTTGGTCTGCTACTGTAATGAGAAATATTTTCATTAATGATGTTAGATGGAACAGTCGGTATCATTTTGAAAATCTCACTCCTATATCTACCCGTATAGACAATAGTGGCGACCATCTTGTACAAGAGGAAATTCTCGAAACGGTAAGAAAACTTCCGCCTTTTCTGAATGAACCGATTACCATGTACATGAATGGGTTTTCCTACCAAGAAATATCCGACCAGTTATCTATTCCTATGGGTACGGTAAAGAGCCGGATATTCTCTGCACGAAAAATATTGGCCTCTGAACTAGGTGAATACGTATAATCTTTATATATTTGTGAAAATAAAAATTATTATGCTATGGGTGCAGGAGTTGATAACAGAGGGCGAGTAATGCAATGTATGAGCATTGACATCGCCACCAGTGTTTCAGATTCAGTAGTTCAGGCTACTGATTCTATATTAAGAGTATATGCCGAAACTGATGTGCGTCTTTGGAGTTTGGAAAAATCTGATTCCGAGGCTATGGGTGCAGGAGTTGCGATACCTGCCGGCATGGTTGAGTATTTTGGGGCATTACAAGGTGACTTTATTAAAGTAGAAGGTACTGCCGAGATTACTAACGTAAAAACTGTGTAATGGATATACGTAACAAAGAACCTATGTTCATAACACAGGATGGTAAGGAATATGTGGTACGACAGGGAACTGTCGGAGTTGAACGAAAGAGAATCATTTTCTTTTATGACACCACAAGAACCGTTGCCGTAGGATATGCACGGGATTTCTGTCTTGACAGCCCGGATTTATTCTCTGTTAGTAGGGTTATTACCGACAAGGAAGTTTCCTTGAGAGATGTGAAAAAAATCATGGAGAAACATTACAATGAGTTTTCCCCAGATAAATATGCAAACTTGTTGAACGACTTAGACGCTCTTTAATATGTTGGATAAAAATAAGACTGACTATGAACTTGGGATTAAAGTCCATAAGGAACTTATGAATAATGGTGTTGAAACCCCTTTGGAAATAAGTGCTTCCCTTGATACCGATTCCAAGAAAAAAGTAATTGAGGAATCCGTTCATAATATAATGACCTCATTGGGTTTGGATATGGATGATGATTCGCTTTCGGATACTCCGAAAAGAATTGCCCGTATGTATGTGGATGAAATATTTTGGGGGCTTGATTACCATAATTTCCCTAAGATAACCACTATACAGAATAAGATGCATTACAGTAGTATGCTTCTTGAACGACACATCAAGGTTCACTCGACTTGCGAGCATCATTTCATTCCTATGATGGGTGAGGCTTTTATTGCCTATATTCCTAACAATACTGTTATCGGGCTTTCCAAAATCAACCGTATTGTGGAATTTTTCTGTCGTAGACCGCAAGTTCAGGAAAGACTTTGCGAACAAATTTATTATGCTTTGAGTTATATACTTGATACGGACAATGTAGCCGTTCTCATAAAAGCGGAACACACTTGTGTGAAACTGAGAGGAATTGAGGATATAAATTCTGATACTGTTACCTGTCGTTTGGGGGGAGATTTCTTTGAAGGCGAACTGAAACAGGAATTTTACCAAATGATAGCGATTGGATAATTATTAGGTTTAGGTTAATGATTGAAGTAGAACTTCTGACGTTGTTACTCCCCAGCAATCCGGCTGGGGATTTTTGTTTTGAATACAGTGACGAGGGTACACTGGGAACACACTCTGTAATTATCAAAGGTGTGCAAGAGGGTTCCGACTGGTATTTGTCCGTCCGTAGTGAAATTCCGGGTAGACTGTTATGGGGAGTAAACAGGCACAAGTTTACAGGAAACTCCTATAATGCACTGGTTGAGGGCATAAACATAGTCATTCTTGATTTGGTTAAGGCTGGTTTGCCGGAATACCATGTAATGCTTCTTAAAGGTTGCAAGCGTTTTGTAAAATCAAAATAATTTTGTATATTCAAGTAAACCAATTAATACAAATATGGCACATTCAATAGCTGATTTTATACGCCCATTAGAAAGGGGTTTGAGAGGAAGCGCTATGTGGCTTCCTGCTGGTGAAACAGTGCTTCCTGCCGGAGTAGCCGTAAACGCATATAGAAATGACACATATTTCTTTTTTGAGGTTTCCAAACCTGTGCACGTAAGAAACTCTCCAAGTTCAACTCCTGTGTATATTGAGCCGGGAACATTGTTTTGCCCGAAATTTGATGTTACACAGTATGGTTACAGAAAGTTCTTGCTTTCCGAATGTCGGCTGCTTACAGCAGATGAGTATAAACAATATAGACGTTTACCATTAGTATGAGTGAAGATAAAGAACACATAACAACTATAAATCCCACCGTTTTCGGAGTGGGTGCTTTTTATGATGTCACTAAAAGTTTCATAGTAAACCAAGGAACATACATAGTGGCTCAATTGGGTTCAAGCAAATATATGTTTGAACTGGCTGACCCTGTTGATGTAAGTAAATCCGGAGCAAAGATGATGTTCGTCTACTATGGGAGTGCAATAGCGATGCCGGATGAAACCGACCCTCTGGAGATTGTTGAAATTCCTAGTTTCCCTGTGGATAAGTGCAGGTTTCCGACTAAGGAAGAATTGGAAATATATAAAAGCGCCCCTACATTATGATTACTGAGTTACTCATAGGAATAATAGCCCTTTTGCTGCTGACAGATTTGCTTATTGTCATATTCTTATGTAAGTACGTGAAGTTGAAAAAGCAAAAGGAAAATGAATACTATACGGACTATCTACATAATAATTTAGTCCTAAGAGTTTTCAAGGCTGAATTTGAATTTCAGGCTGTATCTCCCCTGAGAGTTACCAAGATACTTGACAGGGGGAATCTCAATATGTATTATTTATGGATATTATTTGAAAGATGAATATAAACGAAATTGCCGAGCACGCTTACAAACGTGCGCTTGAACGTGGGAAAATTACCGAGGTGTCTGCTCCTATGAAACGGTATGCAGAGTGTACAAATAGTCTTAAAGATGAATTTTGTGAACTCCTTAAAGCTAATGAGGATGTTTCTTCCGAACATATTTCGGAGTATTCCGAAGTTCAGGAAGAACTGGTTGATATACTCATTGTATGCCTTACGGAGTTACACCGTAGAAATGACAATGTAGAAAGAATAATAATGCGTAAATTAGATTATAATGACAAAAGGATTGATTGAAAAACCATCGGACGCTTCTTCAAAGTTGGTGCAAAAGGCATTGGCTGACCAGCGTTCAGTAATTGAAACGTATCTGTTTGAGTATTGTGAGAAAAACAACATACCGGAATCCGAACTGAGAGGACGGTTGGGTATTGTAAGTTGTACCGAGGACCGTTACATCGGAGTTGTAAACTGCACCGAACCGGACAAAATACTTATAGGGGCGAAAATAGAAAAAACGCTTGAAGGATTCCATGTGTCCGTATTCGGTTCCGAGAACCTTGAAAAAGATTATCCCAAAACTCATTTTACTATAAAATACTTTATCGTATGATGGAAACTGCTTTGACCACAAATTACGTAACTGACTGGACTGTTATGAAAGAAGATTCAGTACAGTATGACAAGGAAAACATTCCTTATGTGTATAAGGCTATACTGCACATACAGGCTGAAAAAGGAGTGAAGTATCAGCCCTCCGTTGGAGAAATAAACAGAGTAGCATCTTATATACGAGCGTCACAATGAAAGGTTATTGCACAATCAATTCGGACGCTTCTGTTAATCCTGCTACTGGAGAAGCCGGTTATGCGCTCTGGATTAATTGTGGTTTAGTCACTGTAAAAATATGGGCGCCGTTCAAGAATCGCACGTGGGATTCCAATATTGCCGAGATATGGTCTGTAATGAACGGGATACACTGGGTGATGAAAAACAAAATCCCCGTTGAGATTCTTGTTATCAATGTGGATAACAAATGTTGCAGGGATATAGTAAACAGGAAAAAACATACGTATAAAAATGAAGCAATTGAAAGATTGCGTATTGAAATGCAGAGTATTCTTGATAGGAATTTTCCCTCTTATTATGCGAAGAACATACGGGGGCACATGGATATAAAACATCCGAGGTATGCTGTTAACAGATGGTGTGATGAATATGCCCGTAAGGCTAGAATACTGAAAATCTGTGGGAAATCTGTCAATAATAAGACTCCTTAGGTTTGTTTATTTGAATTAATATTGTATATTTGCTCCATATTTAAACAGTAAATATTATGGCTAATATTAATAGAGATACCGTAGAACGTATGAGGGCACTTCTTGCATCATGGACAGTGTTCTACCAACAGACCCATGTATTCCACTGGAATATTGTCGGACCAAGTTTTAATGAATTGCATAAATTGTTAGAGGAGTTGTATAATGAAGCCGTATCAAATTCTGATAGTGTTGCGGAACGAATCAGGCAGTTAGGCTATCCCATCCATCTTACGCTGCCCGAAGCCGCTTCACTTTCAGAAGTTGAAGGCTCACAAGATGCTACTGAACCACGTGCTATGATTGAGGCTACTTTGATAAGTCTTATACAACTTACAAACTTGCAGAACGAAATTTATTCGGACGCAAATGAACAGAACGATTATGTCACTGCGGATTTAATGACACAGCTAAGTAAGTGGAATGAATTGAAAAGCTGGTTCCTTACCGCATGGACTCAAGATAAAATATAGTCTTTTAGTCGGTGTTTATAATTAGCTTTATTTACATTTGCCTTTCCCAAAGCGTTGGGAAGATTAGTTTATTTAGTTTATACACAGAAAGGAGTTGCTTGTGAAAGTGGCTCCTTTCATTTTACTTTGAGTAAAAACCTTACTCAACCACAAATTTGTATTTAAAAGACTCGAATTGATTAGCCCGTTTTGTGCGTGAAAATAAAAATTTCCGCATAAACGGGTTTTTATTTTGGCTGTCAGGTAATTAGGTAGTGGTAATAAGGAGTAATTATAGTAGGGTAGATTATCTAACCAAGCAAATAAGGGGGTAAAACTGCGGTTTTATATGTAACTACATGGGAGAAAATGCGCGGAATCTCCGGAAACCCATTCGCGGGTTAATGTTTTACTATTAATATATCTATATAATACTAATAATAACAATAGATATACTACTTATAAGTACCTTAGACATTATTCAACCACAGCTATATCTAAGCGGGAAAGGTAAAAGACAGCTTTTTGCTGCATAATTAGCGGCAGCAGGGTAGAAAATCGCTGTAATTTGGCTAATTGGCGTGTTATTTTACGTATATAGATAATAAGATTATCCATGTTATACCGGAATTTCCTAGGAAACTACTTATTTTATACAGGAAGATTGTCCATATAGGCGTTTTTATTACTCCAGCATAGGGAAAAACGAGGCTTACTTTGATATAGGTAACTAGATTAATTTAATTACGGGCGTTTTTAATTGGCTACTATATATTATACAGAATAACTTTCCGGCGTTTTTGTTTTTCTAATTATATAGACTAACTTTTCCGGCGGTTATTTTTCAGAAAAGAACAGTTACTTTTATCACGGATAGAACATAGATAGGGTTGTTACTTTGAAAGCAATGTGTGTGGCAGATATTTGGATGGAAATAACCAGAGGGATGTGTGGCATTTCACCTATGATAGCTCGAATAGACAGCCCCCACCCTTAAATGGAATCGGGTACGGGAAACGGGTCGGGTGGTTGACGTAGGTTAGACAGTAGATTTTGGAACCTGTATTTTTTACTTTGATAAAAATAAAAGTAACTGTGTGGCGTGTGAATGATGTACGGATTGTGTGTGGAACGGTGTGAGTGGTGTGGCTTGTGTGAAAATTGCGGGTTTTGTGTGGCATTTGCATATTTGAAAATAAATACTTCGTGTGCGAACGGGTGAGTGTTCGGAGTTTTGACGGGTGTGAAATATTTCGTATATTTACTTTGATGAAAAGAACTAAATATTGACAATACGATAAAGGTGCAGGGAACTTCGTGGCAATTAATATTAATAACTACTATAACTATAAGGAATATATAATATGATATTTAATATTATTGTCCGGACGTTCCTGTCACTGGAAAACGGAATGAATTTAAATTAGAAACATACGATATATGAAAAAGTTTACTTTTAGCTACTACAACCCTTATGAATATCCGGATGATATTACGGCATTCGGAACGTGTAATGAAGTCCTTGCGCCGTCAATAACAGAGGCGTTTGCCCTTGTCATTGACAATGTTCCCATTGAATGTCTGGAAACATTAGAGATAAACGGCATATCTTTCAAAGGCTATGTAGCTTCAACTCCTTTGAGGGATCAGTTAAAGGACCGATTGTTTACCATGTTCGTTAGGGGAGAGCTGCATCTGCTTTCAGACGAATCATTTAATATCATAAGAAACCTATGAATTTCAGATATACGATTTACAACCGTGTTACCGGACTGCATACGGAAAACGAGTGCGAGGCTGTAAACGAAAAGATGTTTGTCATAACATTACTGGAAACGATGGGTCCGGAAGATTGGCAAAATACCAAAGTCATGTATAAGGATAGTACGGGCGAGATGGTTCCGCTTATGAAGTGGGTAATGAAATACGATTGTTTTAATCTTGCAAGAGTCAAACTGTTTGAAACTTTCGCTACCGGGCATATCCGGATATTGTCACGTGAGGATTATAATTTGCTTGTCAACCTGTAAAACGGTGCCTACCAACGTAACCGTACGTACTTAACAAATATTAATATAGTTACCTTGAAAAAAGTATCTTACTATTTTGTTATTC